ATCGCAAATCTGCACCTCCGATACCTACCTTTCCAACATAATCGACTCGTAGTTTTTCAGTTAATGATCCACTGCCACTAATATCACCTTCTGAAGTATAAACGACGAAAGCGCCGCTACCTTCTTGTTCCGTGCCATGGTTATTATTATTTTCACCTAGCTCTGCACCTATTCTAACTTGTGGTATAGCATTTGCATTATTATCTATAAGGTTAAAATCTATAAATGTTTTTTGTTTTTGTAGATCGACACCTACGTAATTATCTAAGGATAAAAGTGTTGTACCATCTGAAGAACCTGAAGTGTTAGTAGATTCATAAATGTGTAACTTTGAAGTTGGGTTAGAAATCCCTACACCAACCTTTCCAGTATTATAATAAATATCTGATCCTGATTCAGACCAAACTGAAGATCCACCGCCGCCAGAAGGAGTCATTACTGTCCAATAAAAATCATCTCCATCTTTTTTAAGAGTTAATACTTTATCTTCATCTCCATCAAAATCTTCTACATTTGAATTAGAAGATGGAGTTTGACCTCCTGGATATATTCTATAATTTGCGATAGTACCTGTAAGTACTTTATAATTATAATCTGCTTCAACATGCTCTAAAGCTCTGCCGACTTCACTTGGATATATAGGTTTCCAATAACCATTATCTCCTAAATGAATCTGATCTTTAAAAGCATCTGAATCTTGCGCTGAATAACTATCTAACGATTTACTCATTTTTGTTTAGTTTTTTTATAAAGGTCGATCATATTCAAATAATCTATATTATTTATTATTTCCACATAACGAATATCAAAATATCCTAGTTCTATATATGGGTAGCAAACGTATTCTTTTAATAATTTAGAAAGTGACTTTGCTAATTTATTAAGTTTTTGTAAATTATCAAAATTAAATTTATTTATTTTAGAAGGATTTGCTGTTTTAAAAGCAGTTTCAAGATTATTTATAAAAATAGTGTCTTTTCCCTTCTTAAAACTAAAACTTAATAAATTATATATTCCTTCGTTTTTTGTTAGGCATGTATAAATATTAGGTTCTTTATAAGGATATAAGTCATCTATAAATAATTTAAATTCTTTTAATGAATTAAAAACTGGAATTGATTTTGTTCCGTAATCATTTTTACGATTTAGTCTTATTGAATCTATCTTACCATCACTTTGATCAATAAGTAACAGTGCATCATAAATGTTTATTAGAGAAATTCTATCTGATACCATTACATATTACTTGTTATTAAAAACCCAAGAATACCTAATATTGTAGTTATAATAAGCCACCACATTTTATTAACAGTCGCCTTCCACTTCATAAGTTCTTTGTGTTCTGTTAATAGATCAATGCCTAAATCTCCTTTTTCTTCCATCTTTTTTCTAAATTCAGTATTCTTAAGAGTTTCTACAATAACGCCGTTATACGGATTTAAAAGCTCCCTTTTAAGCTCACTAATGTTAGATTTCATCTCATCTTGATTTTGTATTAATTGCTTAATAGCTTGCTCAAGGTGAATTCTGTCAGGGTTTTCAAACTTCTTTTTTAATTCTGAAAACGCTTCAATTAATTCTTTAACTAATTCAGAGTTAGACTTATCAGGCATTTTAATCTATATTTTTTAGTATATATCAAGATCTTTTTAAACTAAAGACTTCAAATATTCTAAATCATGATTGACTATTGCTAAACAATAATCGCCTGCTGTTGTTGGTAGTTTATCAAATTTTAAATTTTTATATAATCTAGTAGGATTTCCTCCTCTTCGCTTTTTAATCTCTCTTAAAGTTAAATCCTCTTTTTCTTTATTTTCAATAAACCATTGCACTTTGTCGAAATGTCTTCCGTCTATATCTTTACATTGCCAAGCATGTATTTGTTTCACATATGAATCTATGATTTCAGGACCACACCATACATCTACGGTTCCTTGTCTAACAAAAGAAGGATTAAAAAGATGACTTACTGCCAATTCGATAGCATACATTGATGCTATTCCCCAAAACCAGCCAGGCCATTCTCCCTCATATTTGCCATTTTTAAAACAAATTTCTAAAATATATCTTGTAAGTTTAAAATGATAATGTGTGGTTGTGATCACGTCTTGTGTTAATCCTAAAATACTAGCACCTACATTTTTTATTCTATTATTATTTAAATTTAAGGTATCTCTTATTTCTTTTAATTTAGATTCGACCTCTTCTATTTTAGAAGTATCGTTCATTGTAAAAGTTTGGGCACCTAATCCTATTTCAATAGTTTTTATAGAAGAATGTTCTTTAAACCCTTTTGTTAAAAAAGTATCACAGTCTGTTCTAAATATAAAATCATAATTTTTAATTATAAAATTTATATTTTCTTCAAACTCAAACATCCCAAATGAATTGACATATTTGTAACGGTTCCAATATTTGTCTTTTTCATATAATGGAATTGTTGGCTTTACAACTAAGCCTTCTGCCTTATATTTTTCTGAAATTGTTTTTTCTATTTTAGGATTTACAAATGCAACTAAATCCCAAGTCTTATTTATATCCCAGAGTAACCAAGATTTCCATAACCATGAAAATTCAATTTCGCCTTTTTCATGGGCATCAATATAAACTACGATTGCCTTCTTATTTTTTAGAGACATTTTCTTTTTTAAAACTTTCTAAAGTTAAAATATTAGAGTATTCTAACTTATTATCAACTGATTCCAATGCTTCGTCTACGATTGCTAATTGCTCAGATAAGAACTTTAGTTTAGTTTTATTATCACCGTGTCTTTTTATAAGAGATGTTATGTAGTTTCTAAATAATTGAAAGTTTTGTAAAATATCTCCTCTTGTTGGTTCTATTTTACTATCATCTCCATTCATGCCTGAAACTGCTTTAGCACCATCAACAATTCTAGAATCTAATTTTTTAAGATAATCTTTAAGGGTTAACATCTTAGCTTCATTAACTGATTCAAAAACAATCTTCATGTCCTTATCAGAAACAAAATATGCAGTCATATTTCTAGAGCCTCTTTCTAATCTATCTGCTTCTTTTTTAGCATCTTTGTATGATTTAAACTCCTTTGGTTTATCAAGGTCTTTAACCAATGACATACCCTGTCCTCTGCCTAAATTACGAGTAATATAATATTTGCCTTCATTGACTGATTCTGGAAGTGGTTTTGGGTCTTCATACCTTAATTTCTTATACCATTGATTTGACAAAATATAATCAGCCGCAAAATCTTTTAGTTCCTTTTCGCTACCAAATCTTCTACCACCTTTATCTATATCATGTCCTTTATAGTATAAATTATAATTGGCTCCTTTACTATCTTCTTTAGTTTTAAGATAAACTATTTCGTCGTTACCAATATATTTGTCTGGCATTTTGCCTTCATTAATAAAATCACTAAAAGATTCTAATGTCAGCATGTTTTTGAATGAATCTTTATTTTCTAGCATAGGATATTCTTTCTTGATACGTTTTTCAACTTTCTTTAAATTAGCAGCACTAACATGATCTGCTGCATATTGTAAAAAGTCTTTAAGACTTGTAATATCTATATCTGCTAATTCATGTTGAGTTCTAGAATATGGAGCTAACATATCGATGAATTTCATTTGGTGATCTCTTGTAAACTCTTTGTCCTTTTTAGGTTTTCCACCATACTTTCTTTCCCAAGAATGAAAATCTTCTTTCTTTTGAATTTCCCATTTCCACATATCATTGTCTTGTTCGTGTTTAGACCTACTAGAATCTGGCGCACCATAATTACTCTTAATAGTTTTTAAATCAAGATTGTCATCAACTCCTTTAAGAGCCTTAATAATATCATTTTCAATATCTGGCTGGCCAATAGTTGTAATAATTATTCTATCGCTAATATCATGTACAGCAGTTTTACCACCTCTTGCGGCCATTTTATGATAGTCCTTAATACCTTCGATATTTTTAACTTTATCTCCGATTTCTAAAGGGTATTTCCAATAGTGCTTTTGACCTTTATAACCTAAATTGTAAGGAAATGGAGCTTTACCTTCATTAACTGATTCATAAAATGGGTTTACACCGGGATGAATAATAATGTCATATTTAGTACTCAATTGTTTGCGAATCTCTTCTTTTTTCTTATTATCAAAATCATTAGGATTAATATTCTTTTTCTTTAAGTACCAATCGATAAAAACATCCAAGTCTCCTTCATATGCTTTGGATGCACCAAGAGCAGATGCGGTTAATTCTTTTCCAGCGGTTTTAATCATGTGACTCATATTTAACTTTCCCGGAGGCCATGTTACTATTTTTTCACCATCCCAATAAGTAACCTTTTTCCTTCTACCTGTAGCCGGTATCAACTCTTCCATCTTATATTCCTTATAGGAAGACCATCTTGCAAACGGTTCTTCTTCATTATTCCATTCATCATTATACTCTACTTGGTCAATCGGCAATATAATAATTTTTCCGGACCAAGTATTAACTTCTACGTTTTTACCTTTAACTGATAAAACCAGTCCGTTTGCCCATTCAACGTCGTATTTAGGTTTGCGGTGACCATCTCTGGTTATGACAGATGCAGACCAATCTTCTGGATATATTTGGTTAACAAAATCACCAACTTTAATTTTTGTTTTATTTGTTTTCTTAGTACTAATATCTTCATTTAAAAAACTCTCTAAAACTTTACCACCTTTATCATGTTTTTGAAGTAATTTAATAATCTTCTTTTCTTCAGCCTTATTCTTAGCAGGTATTTCTAAAATATAATCGCCGACATATGCTCCTTTTTCTTTATGATAAAAATGATCTGCTTGGTACCCTTCCTTTCCCATCATGATTTGAAGATATTTATATCCTCCACTGTGTTCAGGTTTCCATTTTACAACATCTTTACCGCCCCAACCTTTTGCTTCATTAGCTATTTCTAATCCTACATCAGCGTCTAATCCATTAATATGTTTTTGAACAATTTTTTCAGCCTCTTTTTTCTCAGCAGTTTTAGTCTTTAATACTTCTAAATATTTCTTCTCATCTTTAGAGTTACCTTTATCTTTAGCATCTCTCCATAAAAGAACAGTATCTTTCATTTCTTGAGTAACTTTTGCTAAATTATTTAAAGCCTTATCTAATTGTTTTCTTGTAACTTTCTTCTCACTAAGTTGTTTTAGACTTTCCATGCATTGCATTGACCATTGAGTTCCTAAATAATAGGCTGTATACTCTTCTTTTGACATTCCATGAATTTGAGCATTCATTTCTAAATAGTCTTCCCAAACACTAGAATGTTGAATTGCTAAACCATTTACTAAAGTAATAGTTTCTAGAGTTAATAAATTATTCATTATAAAAAATTTTGTTTTTTTATATATTCTTTTAAAAAACTAAACTTTTTCTTCGTGATATTTTTCGTTTATGTATTCATACCACTCATCGTGCTTTCTTCCATTAACGAAAAACCATCCTAAATGAATATCAAACCATTCTGTTATTTTATCTAAATTCCTTTTCATTAGTTATAAAAATATGAGTATCTGATTGCCATTAGTCTTCTTGCTATTTTGAAATCTTTTACTCTGTTTAACTTTAAACCGTGTTCCTTTGCTATTAAATTTAAGGCAGGAAGGGCCTTGCTAATTGTCATTTTTCCAATCATTGCTTTTTATTTAATCCAATCATTATATGCATGTTGATAGGCCTCAACTAATTCTATTAAAGGATGCCTTTCAATATATTTCTTTGCAGTAAGTTTGACCTCCTGTTCTAATCCATAGGCTTTTGCCTCTTTAAGGATTAACTCTACATGTTCGTAGTCTTTTTGTGTATTTTGCTTGAACTTTTCCATATTATGCTGCTTTTTGAAAATCACTTAAATTATTATTAACAATTTCTATCAACTCTTTCTCTACCTTTCTACCAAAATCCGTATGATCAATACCTCTCTCCATTAAAAATAATTCAACAGTGTAAAGATCTAACAATTCACGTGTATTAGCCATTTCACCTTGTAGCATCCATTTAAGTGCTGTCTTTCTATCTCCAGCGCCAAGATGTTTAATCTTTTGAAGATCTTTTTTAAACCTGGTAACGCACCTTTTAGAATATTCCTTTTCTCTTCTGGCTTCTTCTTCAGCCTTAAAATAAAGATCATTAACAAAATCAGCAAGCTGCTCAAAAGACCATTCATGGAAATTATAACCTCTTGGTCTAAATCCGTTAACGTCTTTAAAAAGATCTGAGATCCACATTAAACATTCTGTTTTTTCTGCTTCTGTAGTGATTTTAAAATTTGCCATGTTATACTGTTTTAATGTTTGTTATTTATAATATAAATATAAACAAAATCCTTGACATAAAAAAATCCGGGCGCACTTTTTTTCAAAAAAGTTATTAACATTTATACCGTTTTAAGTTCTTCAATAGATTTAATCTTTGTGATATCTAAAAGACCCAGCCAGTTTAAACAATGAGTGTTTTTTGTCTTCTGTTCTTTAAGATCAACATACTCATTTCCTGTTGCCTTTAGATAAATCTTAGTTTTAAATTGTTTATCTAATATCTCTTTTAATCTAAAAAGAATCTGAGTATTATTGAAATCTTTGTAAATTACTCTGTAATATTTTCCTTGAGTTAGGTTTTTTATTTCGGATTTTCGCATAATATTCTATTTTTAATGGTTATTGTATTTGTATGCTTTATCAGCATGTGACTTAGCATTCAATTTATTCCAAAGATCATAATCAACCATTTTAGGGAATGCTTCATGCATTGTTCCTATATCTAAACTTTCTAAAATTGATTTATCGATACTATGGAATGCAGTACCTTTTTTGGTTAAAACGTTAACCCATAATCCTTTATGATCTTCTGTAGGATTTTCAGCATCTAACCAAACTTGTATATTTTGAGTCGATTTACCCATATAATATGGTAATGCAGTTGGTTTTAAATTGTTATGTTCAAATATAGTTACAAAACCAGCTCTTGCCTTAGCAACCTGTCTAAAATTATATTCTTTATTAGGATCTAAATGGTTGGAAACTGTAAATTCTACGTATTTATTATCTCTTGTATATTGACCAACTTTACCATACCAAAAGTTGGCAGCGTGAGAAGGTGCTGAATTTGCTGTGTCAATAGGATTGTAAGTTGAATTTGCCATAATGTTACTGTTTTAATGTTTGTTATTTATAATATAAATATAAACAAAATCCTTGACATAAAAAAATCTGGGCGCACTTTTTTTCAAAAAAGTTATTAACATTTATACCGTTTTAAGTTCTTCAATAGATTTAATCTTTGTGATATCTAAAAGACCCAGCCAGTTTAAACAATGAGTGTTTTTTGTCTTCTGTTCTTTAAGATCAACATACTCATTTCCTGTTGCCTTTAGATAAATCTTAGTTTTAAATTGTTTATCTAATATCTCTTTTAATCTAAAAAGAATCTGAGTATTATTGAAATCTTTGTAAATTACTCTGTAATATTTTCCTTGAGTTAGGTTTTTTATTTCGGATTTTCGCATAATATTCTATTTTTAATGGTTATTGTATTTGTATGCTTTATCAGCATGTGACTTAGCATTCAATTTATTCCAAAGATCATAATCAACCATTTTAGGGAATGCTTCATGCATTGTTCCTATATCTAAACTTTCTAAAATTGATTTATCGATACTATGGAATGCAGTACCTTTTTTGGTTAAAACGTTAACCCATAATCCTTTATGATCTTCTGTAGGATTTTCAGCATCTAACCAAACTTGTATATTTTGAGTCGATTTACCCATATAATATGGTAATGCAGTTGGTTTTAAATTGTTATGTTCAAATATAGTTACAAAACCAGCTCTTGCCTTAGCAACCTGTCTAAAATTATATTCTTTATTAGGATCTAAATGGTTGGAAACTGTAAATTCTACGTATTTATTATCTCTTGTATATTGACCAACTTTACCATACCAAAAGTTGGCAGCGTGAGAAGGTGCTGAATTTGCTGTGTCAATAGGATTGTAAGTTGAATTTGCCATAATGTTACTGTTTTAATGTTTGTTATTTATAATATAAATATAAACAAAATCCTTGACATAAAAAAATCTGGGCGCACTTTTTTTCAAAAAAGTTATTAACATTTCCAGTTACTTATAAACAGTCCATTATATTTCTTAATCCATGAAAGTTGTTCTCCTCCTTTTGTTGTTTTAATCTTAGAAATAATTTCACTCTTTAATTCAAGCTGCCTATTAAAAGATTTAGTTAAAATAGCAATAAATTTTTCTGGGGGAGTATGATGGTCTAGTATTACCATAAAATGGCTCCAGACGCTTGAGAAAGATCAGTTCCAAAATCATTACTTCTTTGTATTATTGGAATAGAATAAACTATTATCTCTTCTATGTTATCTAAACTTTCTATTTTTTTAGGAAATTCATATTCGTAAAACATTGAATTTGATGAAAATTGAAGTCTCTTTTTAGTTAAATTTCTTTTAGTTGTTTCTAAATTGTTTATAAAGTTTTTAAGATCTAGAAGAAGCATCTTATTTTTAAGAAGCCATGGTGAGAATTCTAAATTAACATATAATTCATCTACTTTTACACTATAATTTAGGACTTTATATTTTTTTAATTCAAAATCTAATGGCGGTTCTATGAAAAATGTAAATTCTAAAGGTTCCATATTCTAGAATTATATATTAATAAAAAAGGACTCTATTGAGTCCTTAATCCTTTTAAGCTGGGCCACCTACTCCGAAAAGAAACGTTTCATCATCTAAATCATTGTCTCCACCTTTTAAAATAATGATAAATGGTTTATCGCTATCTTCTAAGGCTTTTCCAAATTCTTCATGAATTTGATCTGGTTTCATTTCAGAAGTGTTGGCTTCTTCTGAAATGTTGTCCATCTTTAATAGTATTTTTAGGGTTTAATAATAATTTATATATCTTAGTGTAAAAAAGTTTATCCTCTACTTTTTCTTGCCCTAATAGTAGATATTTTTACTTCTGGATATTCTTTTTCTAAAGATTTTACTAATCTAAGATTTTCAGCATCATCATCATAAAATTGAAGATCGTTAAATCCTTGCTCTATAATTTCTCTAAATGCCTGCTTCTTTCTTTCTGCAATATCACCTTTAAAATTATGATGTTTATTATCGTTAACAGCAAATATAAGATCTCCATCAATTCTTGTTTTAAGGTGGTATCTTAACCATCTATAAATCATATTGTGATTATCTCTTGCTGTAACTATTCCTACCGCAATTTTAAGGCGATACGCCTCTTTTAAGATTTTAAAATAATAATTAATGAGTTTTCCAGCCTTCATAATCTCAAGACTTTGAAATTCATCAAAACTTAAAATTTGACTAGGTTTCTTTTGAAAAGTATTAAATTCTTCTGGTGTTAAAGAAAAGTCCTCTCCAGTAAGTTTATCTTTTACCCATATTCGGGCTGGAGTAACTACAATGGTATCATCTAGATCAAAAACTAAAATCTTACCATATTTATAGGGTTTCGCTTCATTTAACTCATTCGGGCTCATAACTTTACTATATATCTTCCTTATTCATTTTTTGTGGAAGTTCTTTTTCTATTTCTAATTTCCATAACATGTGGTTGGGTACTACAAACTTTCTCTCATGAGGAAAAACATAAAAGGCCGTTTTCCAAATATTCTGCCTAACAATTCTTGCCTTTTTTACTCCTTTAATATAAACTATATCATCAACATCGAAATCATGACCCCAATGAAATTGAAGTCCAACAAAGAAATTTTGAATAGCATCTTTAAATGCAAATCCAAGAAATGCCGAAACAGCAAAAACGCCCCATTCTCCAATATGGTCCAATAAGAATTCTTCCATTATAATAGGTCTTCACCTGTGATTTTTTTCAGTTCTTCTTTTAATTCAAATATTCTCCACTCATAATCGAAAAGTTCTTCTCTATGGATTTTACCTGCTTTAAAAGCCCGTCTAGCTGCACTATATTCTCTTTCTAGTCTTTTAATACTTCTTCTAAGTTCTTGAACTGTTGGGTTAAAAACTTTAGGATGTTGAAAAAGATCTTCAGGATCTCTACGGCCTGATTTTGTAACTACTAAATCAAATTCTGAAAAAAGTTCTAAAAATTTATCTATGTTGCTCATTATTAATTATTTTATCAATATTTTATATATATCCTGATTGTTTTTTTTCTTCATCATTTGGGTAACCTAAAAAAGCATCGCAATTTTTACATCTTTTTATTAAAGAATTATCTAATAAATCTATGCTAAATTCCTCATGGTTACATGTTTTTTGAATCTCTTCTAATTCTTTTTCTAAATCTTTTATTGATCTTTTTAAAAAATTAATTCTATTAAATATATCACTTTGCATCAATTAAATATTTCTTAAAATCTTTATGTTGCGGAGTATGGTTTGGAAAATAAAACTTCATATAAATAGTATCATTTATTATTATAGTTTTATAAAACCCTATTGGAATAGTTGCGCCTGTTTTTAATTTTTGAAGTGTAAGATTATTAAAATCTACTTCGATAATTACAGTGACATTAAAATCAGTAGAAAGAGATCTTTCATATTCTTCTAACTGTTTCCAAACCCCTTGGTTTAATTTATAATACTGAAGTGCACAATTTAAATAGCTAAAGGTTTCTTTAATTGATTTTCTAGTACAATTTTGACTTGCTGCAGGAACCATATGACCTTTATCCCAAACATTTTTATAATAGTCATGTTTGTCTGAAGTGTAGATACTATCATTTTTATAGAACCCTAATCCACCTCTTGATTCCCCGTTCTCTAAACAATATATTACTTCATATTTAATATAAAGTGGCTGTTCTTTTATTTCGCTATACCAGCCTTCGTAATATGTTGATTTGAAATAAACACTATCCCTTTTCTCCTGTGAGATACAAGAGAAAAAGGGTAGTAAAAATAAAAGTATGATATTAAGCCGTTTCATCGTTTTGCTCTTGACCTCTAACGAGTTCTAGAGCTCTTGCGACTAAAACTGCGTCGTTAACAGTTAAAACCCCAGCCTTTTGAGCTAATTGAGAAGCTTGAGCTAAAACACCTACTGCACCAGTTAAATCCATGTTAGCAGCTTGTGTAAAAGGGGAAACTATTGTATTTTCAGTTTGATTTGTTGTTTTTGTAGTTTTAGTAGTTTGTTCCATTTTTAATAATTTTATTGTAATTTATATAAAGAATATTTTGTTTGTTTCAAAGTGACTTAATCATTTCGATTAATTCTGGTTGAGGAAATACATCGCTCTTATCCTTTCTAACATTTGTATGACTTATAAGTCCTCTTACCTTTCCATCATATATGTTCTTATTCCATCCAAAGGCATCTTGACCTTCTATTAACATTGATTTTAAACCATGATTTAAAGAAATACTGTGTTTTTTAGATATAAATTTTAAAAGAGCTTCAAGAGATTTTAACTGTTCATCTGTATATTTTTGAAATGCTTTATAACCTCTAAAAGAATTTTTTAATTCGCATACTTGACTTTTATGAACTTCTTCATTAAACCAAGTGTACCATTTTCCGTTTTTCTTTTTTAATCCTCCAGCACTACAAATTTCAATACTTATTGCCTGCTCTTTCATTTTATAACTTCCTCCTGCTCCAATATGCCATCCAAAATATTCATCATCGATAGCCCTTAAAACTTTACCGTCATATCTTTTATCTTCACCATTAGATGAAATTCCACCAATTACATAATTCGTTCCGACTCTTCCTCTTGCGTCTTTATTCCAATGATCTATAACTCTATAAGGATTGTGTCTTCCTGCGGTATGGTGGATCATTATATATTTTTTAGGAGTTTCTTTTTTAATATATTGATTTTCGCTTAAATGGTATCTTTCAATCCAATTTTCATATTTTTGTCTATCTGTATCAAGATTTTCCTCTTCTGGACTAAATCCTAATCTTTTCCAAGTTAATGGTCCAACAACTCCATCTTGTGTTAATCCACTTCTTTTTTGAAAACTAATTACTGCTCGTTTAGTTTTTGGGCCAAACGTTCCATCTTCTTTTAAATTCAAAAAACTTTGTAAAACTTTTACAAGTTCTCCTGTACTTCCTATCTTTAATACCATTTTAAACTAAATCTTTTTCTAAGAATTTCCTTAGATTTGTTATTACTTTATATATTTCTTTTTTATTCTTTGTAATATGTTCAAACTCCCATTCTTTTTCATAGTCCTTTTCTCTATAAAGAACTGCCTTTATTTTATAACTTGGATTTATATCTAAAAGCGCTCCGAATTTCTTTTCTTTTTCTAGCTGCTTTCTAGCCTCTCCATAAAACGCAAAATTAGGTTGAACTTTTGCTGTTAAAAAATATCCGGAATGTGGAGGTGTTTCCATAAAATAATAATCTGGTCTAACCTCGTTTTTTATCATATATAATTTCTTAACAACTACTATATTTGTAGTTTCTTTTCTACAAATATCAAATGTGGTTTCTTCAAGTGATTTTCCTATATAAAAACTAGGTAGATCAAACTCAAGATTCTGTATCTTCATTTTCTTCTGAATTTAAAAAACTATCCCTTTTCTTCTTTTCATTCTCTTTTGTTGCAATATCTAAAAGATCCTCTCCTTCTTCATCGTACCAAGGTGGACCTTCATCTTCCCAATCTTCATCAAACCCACTCTCTTCTTCTATTTCTTTTTTCCAAGCTAACATTTCTTCATTTAACTCTTCATCTTCTGCATCTATTTCTTCAGCCTGTTTTATAGATTCTTCTAAATGTTCTTTATTCTTTTTACTTGATAATAATTGTTCAGTTTCTTCTGGTTTAATATAATCTACTAATGATTTAATAAATCCTAAGGCAACCAATGGAAGAATTGCACCACTTACTGCGGCAAGAACTCTTTTTTGAAATAAAAGATCTTCGTCTATAAGGTCAAAAAGTTGAGACCACATCTCGAATCCTTCAAGATTTTTAAATGCATAATACATATTTCCTTGCATTTGCATAAGTGTTATTGTAATAAAAAGGGCCCATACTAGGGTTTTATTCATTTTGTCAAGAATGACTAATGAGGCTAAAGAGGCTGCTGCTCCAACTTCAAATGCAATCGCTAATGTAATAGCAAGAGCTCGACTATTTGATAATTCAAAAAAGTCTACAACGTGAATTGTAGAAATTATTGAAACTAATAAATAGAGTGTAACAAAGGTCATGATCACAGCAGACCTTACAATCTTAGATTTATCCATAATTAGTTTTCTTCTTTATTCTTAAACGAATTTATAGGAATTCTATTTTTATCGCTTAATTCCTCTATTTCTAGAGTTCTCCATGCTGGTGTATTCTTAATGATTTCAATCATTTCAGCACCGTCAATTACTTTATAATCTATTAACTTTTTAAGTGTATCTGTTTTTTGTTGAACTATTTCTATTTTAGCATCTGCTTTATCAAGCGCTCTATCTGTAGAACATGTTTTAAAATAAATTAAAATACAAAGTCCTGCAATTACCTTTGTTCCGTGACTTTCAAAAAAACTATCAAATTTGCCCATCTTTAAATTTTATTATTTATTTATTTTTATATATCTTAATACCCTAATTTATTTTTAAAAGCCTTTCGGATTTCCATAAAACTTTTATAATAATTAGCAAGATCTCCCTTTGTTAAAGAAAAGCACTGTGGCATCATATCCACCTCATTTGCTATCCATATTTCTGCACCATCACATCTTAAACCAGTTCTGTCCCAATAGGCGACCCAATAGGCTGCAGTTTGTCGAAAATAGTCTTGAATCCATTCTATTCTTTTTGGTTTTCTACTATTTTTATAATCTATAATAATGGTTCTACCATCTTTTAATTTTGAAACGTTATCGAGTGTTCCAGCGTATTCTCCTCCTTTAATAGTCCATAAGAATCTTTCAGCATCTATAACTTCTTCTACTCTACCAAAAAATCTACTATTATTATACCAAAATTTATCAAACATCTTCCAACCTTCATTATAATAAAGTTGTCCGTTTTCCATGTGCCTAATTTCATTTATTTCAGCATCATGATCCACCATTTCTTCTAACTGCTCTCTTTTCTCCATTTCAGTACCTTGCAATGGCTTATATAATTCAATAAGTCTATGCATAAGAGTTCCTCTATTCATTGAAAGCTGGCTAATTCGTTTAGCCTCTTCCTCTCCAACTTTTTGTTTCCATTTTTCTAGTCCGGACTTATCAGACATTTCTCCCATTACTGTAGTAACAGAAGGAAGTGTTGCTATTATTTCATCGCCCTTAGAAACCTGGTAAAATCGCCTTCCATTCTGATAAACTCTTTTAACTTCTTCCATTTTATAATAAGTTTGCTATAAAAGAAAAAAGATCTCCAACAATATTGTATACTATTAAAAATCTAATTAAAAGATATACTAAAAAGAAATAAGCTGAACTGTATAAGAAATGGCCTAAAATATTCAATAAATTTAGTCTATCTAAAACTGGCCAAAATATAACTAAATAGGCTCCAGTCCCTGGAATAGGTTCTATCATTGGATAAACAATATCTGCCAGATTTAATTCTCTCATTACACTACCATATTGGCCTAATTGTTTTAAGACATAGGCCTGCTGAACCTCTTCAGCAGCGCCTAATACCTCATCAGGAATATTTACAACCCCATAAACCCTTCCTATCCAATCTACTCTTAAATCTTGTTCTTGTAATTTATCTCTAGATTTTTTTGCAGTATGTTGGAATATAAGCCATAATCTCATTTCCATTAAAAAATGATACCAATATGTAAAAGGGCGGGTGAGCCAATCCAATATGACTTTCATCATTTCTAGCTATTTCGATTTATTAGCCTCAGATACAGCAACTCTAACATCTTGTGCTAAAGTTTTAATGGTTTGCATACTCTTTCTAACTCGAGTTCCTGCGGATTTTACTCCTTTTTCATTAAACTTAGTAGCATCTTCTTGGATTGCTTCTAAGGTTTCTCTCATTTGATCTATTAATTCTTGCATAATTTAAAATTTAAGTATTATATATGTAATTAAAAAAATGTTTCAACTATTTGCTTTGATTTAACAAAGATCTTAATTCTTTTATTCTATCAAATATTATTCTTGTTAATTCTTGAAAATCTGCTGTAGGATTTTTAAGAACGTGGAATTCTAATTCGTTTAATCTAGCCTTTATTTCATCATGCGTCATGCATTATTTATCTAATAATTTTAGCACTTTTTAAGTGGAGGATATCGGAGTCGAACCGATGACCTCTTGCGTGCAAGGCAAGCGCTCTAGCCAGCTGAGCTAATCCCCCAATAATTTTTTAGCTATAGAACTAACTTCTCTATTATCTGCCTTTCCTTTATATTCTTTATTAAAAGCGCCCATTATTTTACCAATATTATCAGACCCTTTTTCAATTAAATCTTTAACTATTTCTTCAATTTTATCAGAACTCATCATCTTAGGTAAATAAGGTTCCAACCATTTTAATTCTATTTCAGCAGACTCAGATCCTCTATTTATATTCTCTTTTATACTCTTCTCGAACTTTTTAATAACTTTTAAAACTGTGTTATCATTGAGTTCTTCTCCTCTTCCTTCTAAAAGTTTAATTTCACCTTTTAAAACGCTTAAAAAGTTCTTCTTTTCCATCTCTCTGTTGAGATAGGCCTGCTTAAAATCTTCTGAAATTTTATTAAATAACATTACTTTGATAGGGCTTCTGATACCATGTTCTTAATAGACTGTGCTAAACTTTCTGAAAGTCTTGACATAGCCTCCTCTTCGGTATCACATTGATAAAATCTATAGCCTGCGTAGCTATTTATAACTTGGCTAATTTCTAATCCTTTTTCAAAACCTTCCGTTTTTATAGCTAAAAACTCATCGCCGTCTTCATTCACTGCTAAAAAGATATTAATATCTGGATTTTCTAATTCATTAGATATTTTTTCTAATAAAACATCTAAAATATGTTTCGGTTCTTCTGCCATTTTTATAATTTTATTTATATATCAAGCGTAATATTATATATCCTTTCGACTTTTTGTTTAGTCATTAATTTAGAATTTCCTACGTTATATTCATAAGCATCTTCAGAAACTACAATATATTTATTATCAAATCCTGTTTTAATAACATAAATTAATTCTGGATTCTCTCCTAATTGATACCTCCGAACATTACTACAAGGAACTTCTTTCCATTTATTATATCCTTTAATACTCTTCTCCATAGAGACCGTTCTTTATATCTTTTTCTAATTGAATATCTTCAATATCATTTTCTTCTTCTTCAACAACTTCCCAAGTTAAAAAATCTCTATTTCTTTGATATTGGTCCATTGACCAACTTAAATTTGGAGTATTAAATTCTATAATCTCTGTTTCTCCATTAACGTATGTTACGTGTACCTTATAATTTTCCATTGCAGTATGTTTTATAAATTTCATTAATTTTTTCATCGCTCAACGTATCTAAATACGCCTTATCTAAACCTATTTTATTCTTATCAAAATGATCATAAATCTCTGATAATTTTAAAGCCCTGATGTTTAATCTATTTAATAATTCAACATCACTTTCTGTAAAGTTTTCTTTGTTCATTTTTTTAATTTTATAGCGTTTCAGCGATTAACATTTTACCTCTACGAATACGATTCTTTACAGTTTGAAGATTTACTCCATATTTTTCTGCGATATCTTCGTATTTCATATTATTTAATAATCTATCTTCAATAATACCTTTATACATTGGCTTAAGATCTTTAATGGACCTAAGAGCAGTTTCATATTGATTCATGATGTAGTTATCTTCCTCAATAAAGTCGTCTTCTGTTTTTAATTCTATATCCATTAAAAGTCCAGCTGCTGTAGCATTAGCAACTCTACCTTCACTGATTTGAAGACCGTTTTCTCTTAAATAATCAAGTGAAGATTTTTTATTTCTATCTTTAATTGCGTGTAAAGATTCGTTGAAAGCAATCTTATAGAGCCAAGTTGTAATTTGATACTTAGGATCATATTGATCAATTTTAGTCCATAACTTGACCAATACATTAGATAAAATATCATCTGCCATTTCGCCGTCTTTTACCATTTTAAAAATGTAACTTTTAAGACCTGGCTTAACTCTGAGATACAATTTATTATAATCAGATTCTGAACGGGTTTTTAAGAAATTTTCTGCAAGTTCTCTATAAGATGTTTTCATAAGCTTTTATTTTTTTTTAATTATAATATAAATATAAACAAAATCCTTGATATAAAAAAATCCGGTGCAAAGTTTTTTTTAAAAAAGTTAACTTTTTTCTATTTCACCTATTAAACCTATAATAGAAGCTATATTCTGTGGTTTAAAATTACATTGATCAACCGAGCAGTTTATTCTTTTATTTTTAGGATTTGTTTTATATTTTCTATTTGGATATCCAACTATATTGTAATATCCTTTGTTTTTGTTTTGCCATTCTTGTAATGGCCAATATGACAAAATAGAATTAATTTCTTGCTGAGCATGCAAATCTGAACATATTTTTACTCTATTTTGTAAATTATTTTTAGATTTTAAATCTATTAAACATTCATCATTTTCAGCTAAAATAAAATAAATTGTTTTGCCTTTTAACGCTAAAAGTGAATCGTATGCTGTTTTAGGATCCCATGCAAAATTACCAAGATGATAAACGATATCGTTTGGTCCAACAACTTCGTTCCAGTTTTGGATAAGTTGTTTTGTCATTTGATCCACACTAGAAAACGGCCTTTTCCATTTTCCAATGGCAGAAGGCCTGCCTAGTTGCATATTACTTGTAATAAATATCTTCCTTTCCATTAAACTACTATAAATTTAATATTGTACCTATTCCAAAGGTCTTCTACTAATTTATCTTCTTTAATACTTTTACTACAATTTTTAATTTTACCATCACGGCTTATATCTATGAAAAGATATAATACAAAGTCATAATTTGTTGAATAAATAAGAGATTGTCCTAAACCTGATCTTAAACTTCCTCCACTCTCTCCTCTTTTAAACTCAATTGCAATATTTAGTCCATTCATTTCTAAAACCATATCTGGCCTATTCATTGTTCCCATAAAAAGGGTATGATGGACTGTTGTGTTTACATTGCCTTCCCATTTAAGATTCTTTTTTACAAATTCTCTAGCCTTTACTTTATCTCCACCTTTTCTTTCGTGAATATAATTTGTTAGAGCATCTACAATGTAAGGATATGTAAATTGCTTAATTTGTTCCTCTGACTGATTTTTATAATTAATTGTATTAAAAATCTCTTCATGGGTTAAAGCCTCAGAAACTATATCTAATAATTCTAACCTAACTTTGCTTTTAGTTGCCTGTTTCATTTTCTGCTGTTTCTAGAGTTGGTTCTACTTCTTCAGTGTTTTCTAAAGAATCAATATTTACATCAATGTCTCTTAATCTAACGTGTAAATCTGATATTTTTTTATTAGATTCACCAAGTTCTTGCATTGCCTCTGTAACAGATTGACCGACTAGGGTTAACATTCTTACAAATTTTCTAGCATTTTCAACGCCAGTTCCTTGAACATTTAAAAGAGCTTGATAAAGTCCATTTAACTCATATGCTTTAAGTTCTAAATTTGGAATGTAATCTTTATTCTCCTTTAATTCTTCAGTAATTCTTGTCTTTTCAGTCTTTAACTTATCGTTTAAAGTAACAATAATGGCAGCATTTTTAGTAGTCCAAGTATATCCTTTATTAAGATGATCTCGAATTGTATTGATCATTTTAACATCTTCAATTTCTACATTAAAAATTCTACTTGCTTCTTCTTTTTGTAATTCTGTAGCCTGTTTTTCTAAATCAGTTCTTTCAAGCTTTAATTCATCTAGTTTTGACATTTATTCTATTTTAAAAAGTTAACTATTAATTATATATCTTTAAAATTCAGGATTAGTAATCCTTAAATCATATTCTTTAAAATTTGTAAATTGTATTTGATCGGCCTCGAATCTTCTAGGAATAGAATCATTTTTATCATCTCTCAACATCAATCGAGTTAATCTGGTTGTTGAGTCTATATCTAAATAAATTACAACGCATTCATCCTTTACTTCTTCTGGCAAAAGATAAAGTCCTTCTGGTGACATTATTAATATATCGCTAGAATGAAACTCTTCTTTTGTTAAACCATACTTCCAACCTTTAAATTCCATATATTCCATCATTTTACCATCTTCTAATAACTCGACGAACTTTTCATCAGTTACATAATGGTAATCAAATCCTTCTTTTTCATTTTTTCTAGGTGATCTGGTAGTATGGCTAACTCCACATTTAAATCCTTTATCTAATAATCTATTTTTGAAATAATCTTTTCCGGCTGCTGCCTTTCCTACTAATATAATCTTCATTTAAAAATAATTAAAAATTTAGTATTATATAAGTATTTTAAGAATTGTTTCACATTCCTACAATACTAAAAATATCTTCTGTATCAAATTTAGGGACCTCTCCATCGATAAGCCTGAGAGATTCTACACTGTTTATAATATTAGAAGGGGACATACCATCTGCTGAATATCTATTAAAAAGTTCTATTATAGTTTCTAAGGCTTCTGGGCCTCCTCCTATTCCATAATAGATTTTAGATGCTATCCATTTTCTAAGTAGATTATGCATCCATCCTTGATCTTTAAGCATTTTTACAACCTCATTAATATTATTATTTGGAGTGAGTTCTTCAAATACTTGCATTTTAGTAAATTCAGCTGGGAAGGTTACTTCTGTTAAATTAATAATGGAATCTTTATCTAAAATTAATTCTGCCCATTCTAAAACATCATCGTATGGTTGTAATCCAAAAGATCTTGCCTTAATTATGTCTATTTCTCTTTTTGCAAGCTTTCTTAAAGGTTCTAAATGCCAAATTTCTCCATCTATTCTATCGTATAATGAGGTTGTCAAGATTTGATAGACTAAAATTCCTTGGTCGATTATTCCATGTTGTAAATGGCCAGAAACTCTAAAAGTTCCATCAAGTTTTAATTTGGTTTGATTATAAACTGCCATTACAGTTAAAAATCGATTTACGGTCGGATCCGATTCTCCAAGATCGAAAGAGGCGTTTTTATCTAATAATTGGAATTTCTCTCCTACAAGATTTATTCCCTGGGCAGCCTCTGTTGAACTTACAATGTTTCCATATTCTATGTAATTTTCAATCCAATATTGAGTTCTATTTTTTGGATCCATTTCTTTACAACTAGGATCATAAATATCAGAATCTACAAATTCTATTTTACAATTTATTTTTTTAACATCGATACTATTTGGAAAATTAAACAAAGGCTTATCAATAATAACTTTGTCATATCCGTGCATTTCTATTAATGTGTTAATATGGGCAACAGGATCCTCTTCTTTAAAAACAGAAAGACTATATCCTAATTCTTCTAACGTATTTGAAAATACTGAGAAGCCATATCTAAAAAAATATTCAATATCTGTTTTTGTATTTTTTTGTATTAATCTGTAATCATCGTCATAATAATATGGACTATAATACACAAAAGAAACCTCATTACAAGCAGTTGCTCTACTAAAAAGTTTAGATTGAGTTCTTAGTGTATGTGTTACCCAAATTAATACCCTCATAATTCTATATATTTTTTAATCCATAGAATTGGCCAAGTTGACGCGTGCCAGTTGTTCCATAACTCTTTTCTTTCAGGATGCCATTGAACTAGCATTATCTTATTTCCAATAGCGCATTCAATAACACTATCCCATTCAGAATATAGTTCAGGTTCTAATTCAACTGACAAAATACTGCAATGTTGGTGATGCCTTGAGTTAACTTTAAAATTAACGTCATCACATATTGAATAAACTTTATGATATGCGCTTTCTTTTCTTGAGGTATCTTCGTTTATTACACTATTATCTATAGCATGCGTTCTTTCATGTTTTTCCATAATATCTTCAACAACACCTCCTAAATGCCAATTAACCAATTGCATTCCTCTACATATTCCCAAGATCGGCAAGTCCATAGAAAGTGCCTGATCTATTAACATTCTTTCAAATTTATCTCTTTTTGGAACTGTGCCTACATCAGCACCTCCACATAATAAAAGGGCTCCTACAATTTCAGCATCTTCTTCTGTTAAAATTTTATACCCAAGTCCATTTCTTTCTACCCAAGCAATATATACTTTTAACTTTTCTTCGTTTACCGGTGGGGCAATACTTATTATCATAATTTTTAGAATATTTCATCTATTATTTTTTTAATAAGTTTATTTAAATTCTCTTTATCTTCATTTCTTAAAATTTCAGCCTTTTCTATTAAAATTCGATTCATTTGGAGTTCATCTTCATTAAGATTATCAGTCATTTCCCATTGTTCAAAAGACTCTCCGTCTATTTCAATATCTTCTGAATATTTTGAATTATTTTTAAATCTAAACCCTACGACTTCTAAATATATGTCGCTTTCTAATCTTTCAATAGTTTCTAAGACCGCAATGTAGTCATTGCTATTACATTTTAATAATGATTGCTTTATATTTTCTTTAGTGAATTCTCTTGAAGGTTTCATCGACTTAGATAAATCTAAACAAAGTATTTTTCTCAGTCTAAATATATTTTTAATATAGTTAATAAAACCCATCAAAATAAACCTTATTTTTTAGATATTTATTTTGATATTGCCTAGAAAATAGTGAAATTTAACAACAATAATATACTCTAATATTATGTGTTTATTAATGAGTTTCAGAATCTGTAAATATCGAGTACCAATTTTTTATTTTGTGAACTTCTTCAGCATCTTTCCATACTAAAGACTCTCCATATTTCTTTAAGAATTCTTCTTCGTTTTCTAGAAAAAGATCAGCCTGCTCTTTAGTTAAAATTGCCTCCTTGAGATTAACTTCTTTTATATACTCTGTTTTAAGCAACTTTATCATTTTGTAGAATGTTTAGTATATTTAAAATAATTTATTATAAATTTAGATCTTGTTGGATTATCCTCATCAACTCCCCAATCTACTGCATTATTTATAATAACGTTCATTTTATGGCCTTTCAAGCTTTCCATTATTTTTGGATCTGTGATTTCTCTTACTAATCTATCGTTATAATATATTTTTATATAATCCTCAGTCCAATCACAGCCATATTTGATAAAGTGTTTGCTAGGATCTTTAAAGCCCATCCAATGAGATTTTGCACCAATACTATAATTATCTGGCATTTTTCCTAAATGAACATTAGTGTTTACATGCCAAAAACCTAATGGATTTCTTAAGTCAATTCTAAAATAACCTTTTCTCTTTTTTGTGTAACCTTCAAATATATCAATTTCTGGAGGCCATGAACTAAATGACCACATCCAAAAGGCCGGCCATAAATACTTTCCTTTTGGTAATTTTGCCTCTATTTCAAAATATCCATAATCAAATGGAGTTGTGCATGATACCAATCCTACACCAATTGTACTACTAACATCTAATTTTTTAAAATGTTTAAAATTATAATGGGTCTTTAATATTAACTGATCCTTGTCGTTTATCTCTACTGCCGTAGAATCGTACCATTGAAAGGTTTTTTCTGGATGAATAGCACCCCACCTTTCTTCAGTCAACCATTTATAACCGGACCAGTTTATTGTTTCCATATTCTTTTTATTTGGTATTAAATTTATTGAAATAAGTAATAAGCTAAATAATAAAGTACTTATCATTATATTTATCCTTTTAATTTTTTAATTTCTCTAGTAACCTTGGTCCAATACCATTCCGTTGACTCTTTTTTCCAGCCTCTTGGTCCTCCATTCCAACACCGGGCAACGACCTCATCAGTGTCGCATTCATGGTGGAAATCTTTCCAAATATAAAACATTTCAATAGATTTTTCTCTATCAAATCGGTCTTTTAAAGAATACTTCTTTTTTATTTTTTGCCTTTTTAGAATTCTATTTACTTCTTTAACCATAATCGGTCTAATTTGAAGAACTCCAATTGAAGGAACTCTCAAGTTCTTATCTCCAACCATATCCTCTTTTCCTCCACTTTCTACTTGTATCATTGCCCTAACTAATATAGAATCTACTGGAATTATTTTAATAGTATCTTTAGGAATTTCCTTTGGTGCAGGAAGTTCGATACATTGTTCAAAACATTCTTGGATTTTTTTATTTTTATAAATTTTAAAGGGCGCTAAAAGAGAAGTTGTTGCAATAAGTGGCAGTGCTAACTTTTGAATCTTATTGATCATATTTTATTTATCTTCTATATTCTGTTACTAACGGGTTCATAATGTAAAACCATAAAGGTGGTATCAAACAAAGTATCATCATTGTTGGATAACCAAAAGGATGTCTAGGTGCATATTCTAATTCTTTTAATATTTGATAAGGTATTGATGCCTTATTATGATGTTCAGAATGTCGTGGAAGGGTAAACAACATGGCTGAACTCCAAAAAGACGGATTATTCCATGAATGATTATCGCTAACCTTTTCATATTTGCCATTTTTATTTTTTTTGCGTCTTAATCCATAATGCTGGATATAATTTAATTGTGATAATACGAAATGAGCAAAAAATGAACATATTAAAGCGTATGCTAATCCACTAAATCCAAAGAAGTGTAAAATAATATACAAAAATACTCCTTGGCAAATAGAATATTGTAACAATTGATTTGCCCATGTTATTGGTGGATAATTCTTATTGGCCAATCTTTTAACTTCAACCCTCCATGCCCCTATTGTATTTCCAATTACGTCTTTTGCGAAAAAATAATAGAAATTCTCTCCTCGTTTTGCAGATCCTGGGTCATTTTCAGTGCCTACCCATCTGTGGTGGATATGATTATGGTAAATAAAGAAGTCCATCATTAAAATCTGCATCAAAGATAACTTAGCCATAAATTGCTTGAACATATTCTTTCTATGTCCTAATTCATGGGCTAAATTTACAATGTTACCACTTATAACCCCCATTCCTAACGTCATTCCTATAATTTCAAATAATGTTATTGTTGGTCCTGTTACTGCGCTTAAATATAAATAAAGAAAAATATATTGAAGTGGAACTAGTCCATATAATATAAATGTATAAAACATATTTGACTTTGCCTTATCTTCTTCCTCCTTTGTAAAATTATAAATGTCTTCCGGAAGAATAAAATCTACAAGTGGAATGAAAATGAAGGCATATATTGGAATTGAATAACTCCAATAACCCCCTAACACAAATGATAAAATAGCAAACGGGACCGCAGTATAAGGTAACAGATATTTTATAGCAGAATATCTCATTATTAATTATTTTTTATAAATTATTATTCCTACGTTATTTTCAGGTACTATTACCATGTATTTTTTAGTACTATCACTTAGTATTGTTAATTTATCATAATAAACTAATCCGATATATTTTGATACTTTAACAGTTTTTTTAATTCCATCTTCTAAATAAATTGAATCGACTGCATTTGTTAATTTATACTGCCTATATAAACTATTATCAAATATTGACCTTATAGAAACAGTATGAAGTAATCTATTATCATCTGATGAAATTATAAAATCTTCTCCAACCTGTGTAACGAATGAATTTGCCTCCCAACTTTGAATAAGATCTCCGCGGGCTGTCATTAACTGAACTTCATTGTATTGATACTTTTGACTAAATAATGTAAGCGGTAATAATAATAATAGTATTAAAGTTTTCATATTAATCCATTTTCTGTATTGAAATAATTTTTTGATCTATATCAAATTCTAGTATTGCCTTCACCTTTGTTTTGGTTTTCTAATTTAACAATCTTTTCCTCCAATTTTTCTTTAAGTTCATCTGGAATATCCCAACACCACGTAATTGCTTTTAGTGTTCCTAGGAACTCGCCTTTTAGTCTTGCCATTTCTAATTTTAATTCTTGTTCTTTATCCATGACTCATCTTGGTTTTGGTTTTATACATAATCAACTCTTCCATTTTCATAAATTGCTTTGACTACTGGGAATCTTAAAGAATGTTCTCCATTTTGATTTGTAGTCTCTTCGAAATATTGAACACATATAGTCTTATTTAATATTTTATCAGGGTTTTTGAAAAAGTTTCTTTTTTGTTCAAGACTGAAACCACTTCCAACCTGCACTCGATTTCCTTTATGTTCTATGATTACATTTTTCAACATCATCTCTTCTACCTCTTGGCCATTGACGATTACGCGATTTATGGAGTTCTCTAAGTCTACGACAATATATTCCTCATCATAAAATTTCTTTACCTTTAAAATATCAGTGCTGCGCTTTCCTTTGTACTTCTCGTCTTTTCGTAGCATTAGACCTTCCCAACCACTTTTAACTGCAAAGTCCATCTTAGTATCAAACATATCCCAACTGGTTAAAAGGTCCTGTTCGAGAATTCTAAAGTGTTGGGCCGGAGGATAGACTCCATCGACCACCATTTGAAGATTATCAAGTCTAACGCTTAATTTTTCCCTAGAAGTCTTATTCTCAAAATTTTCCAAAGAGATCATATCGAAGATTTGGAATAACGGATTCTCGATGGTGTGATCCTTTCTTTTGATTTCTTTAATAATTGATTGAAAATCTTCATCACCATTTTCATCAACAATGCAAATCTCTCCATCCATAACAATGTTGTAAAGATTTAATTTTTCAAGTTCTTCTGCAACTTTTCCAAGTGTATCAAATGGTTTGCCACTTCTACTTTTGAAAGTAACAGTTCCAAAATTATCAAAGAATGCTAAACATCTAACTCCATCCAATTTTCTAGAAAGATACCAATCATCAGTTGAAAGGTCTACTTTCTTTTTGGTTTTCTCATCATAAGTGGCTGCTAATGCGACATCAAATGTTGGAACCAGACCTGGCACAACTTTATTAATCATTGAAGTTGTAGAACGGGTCTTAAGATTTCGGTCTATAATATTATAGATAAGATCTTCGTGCTGTCTATTCTCAAGAATAAATCTATTTACAACTGAAATAGCAGCATGTCCTGTAACATCTCTATCATTTAAAGCATCTAATAGGGTAAATATGCTACCGAATTGATTTCCTATAGGACTAACCAGATCACTCCTCTTTTTAAGATTTTTACTTGTAACGTAATATTGTTTAAAGGGAGAATAAACATACCGGAGTGCTTGAAGGACCTCCTGATCTGTTGTATAGTCTCTTAATACGTCTAACTTATCATTATTTGAATTTGATGAGTTACTTCTGTCTATGAATTCTTGTAATCTATCTAACATATTATTTTAATTTTGGGAAACTACCAATTGTTGCTTTTTTTAAGAATTTTGGAGAAACTCTATAGGTTCTTCCAAGTCCTGAATTAACGATTGTTACAGTTTTTGAATTTACTCTTTCAACTACATACATTACATGTTTTTCGTAGTTTTCATGTACGATGCTTACAGTATCGCCTTTTTTGAATTCAGTAAGTTCTTCTTCTACAATAAGTTTCATTGCAACTTTATATAAATCTGCAATTTCTTTTAATTCTTCTCGATTTGCTGTTCTAATAAAATCTTTAACTTGTTCTAAATTTACCATTTTTTTACTGTTTTAATGTTTGTTATTTATAATATAAATATAAACAAAATCCATGACATAAAAAAATCTGGGCGCACTTTTTTTCATAAATTTTCAAAATTCTTAATCTTTTCCCATTGGATGTTAACTTTCCTAGCAGCGTATTTTATTAATCTTTCTAACCTTTCTACTCTAGTAGGTAACATAATTCTACGATAATCATAATATTGATAAACTTTTCCAGAAGAAGTATCAGTCCATTCATTACCATATCTTTTAACTTGATTAAGTTGATAACAACCTTCTACTCTTCCATATTTATCAAACATTTTCTTTCTAACATATCCATTAGAGTGTTCTGTAACTACTTCTCCAGTTTTAAGTTCCCACTCTGAAGTTCCATTCTTTTTTTGAGTTCTACTTGTAGTTTCAAAAGCTCCTAGAGCCTCAAAAACCATTATTGCTTCTTTTTCAGTCATTTTTTATTTTTTTAAGATTGTTTTCAAAAATTTCTTGTTCAGTATCTCTAATCAACCTGCTAAGATCTTTCATAATTTGATCATTTGCAGATGTTGGATAATTTCCCACCACAAATGACGTATGAATACTATCTAAAATTCTTTGCCTTTCAGCAAGACTAACTGGTCTGCTTTTATGCTTGTGAATTTTTCTAATAATTCGATTAGCCCTGCTAACCCAATATCTATTATGCATCATTTTTGATTCTGACATATAATCTATTTTGTAATCTAAATCTTCGATAATTTTATTCCAATTCATATTTTTTATTTTTAAAGTTGATCAACGTAATTTCCTGAAAGGCCTGTAACAATATCAAAAACCTCATCTTTAACACCATATTTTTCTAATTGATTGTTAAATTGATCTTGGTATTTGTATGCATTGTCGAAATAAAGCTTGGCTGCTTCTTTATAATTAGCCTCGATAAGTGAATTTTTAAAAGTTTTAATTATATCTTTCATTTGTTCTGTTTTTTAATTATAGTTAAATATAAACAAAATTCTTGACATAAAAAAATCTGGGCGCACTTTTTTTAAAAAAAGTTTTGAACAGTAGGTAGGTCCCTATAACGCCCAAAAAAGATTCTATAAAAATAAATTGGCCTTTATCATTTTTATGGCTATTGCTATACAAACGATACCGAACATTTTTCTAAGAACTAAAAGTCCACTCTGACCAAATAACCTAGATAACCTATCAACTGATTTCAAAGTTGCATAAACTACTAACAAATTTAACACTATTCCAACTAATATCGTCCAAAACGGATAGAGTGAATTAAAAGATATTATTGTGGTAAGAGATCCTGGACCAGCTATTAATGGAAAGGCTAATGGAACAATTGAAGAACCTTTAGTATCTGGCTCTGTTTTAAAGAATGTAAGACCTAAAACCAATTCCAAACCCATAAAAAAGAGTATTAATCCACCAGCTATAGAAAAAGAGGCAACATCAAGGCCCAAGAACCCAAGAGCAGTTTCTCCAAAAAATAGGAATATTACCATCATTGCAAATGCGATAAGAGTGGCCTTAAAACTTTCTATCTGGCCAAACTTTTTTCGCAAGTCCATGATTATTGGGATTGCCCCAAATATATCTATGACAGCAAACAACGTCATCGTTATAGTTATAACTTCGCTCCACATAATACCACTAATATCCATAATTTTAATTTATTTAAATCTAACAAAAATACATTGAAACCATAATTCCTAAAGATACACCTAACATAACTAAGAATAATATCCCTAGAGCATCATTATATTTTCTTTTTTTCCAATAATCGTCATCATTAAACATTTTAAAAAGTTATTTTCAAAACTATTTATCTATAGCTTTTTTGAAAAAGACAAATATATTCCTCTTCCAATATTCATTGAAGAAATTTCTTTAATTCCAGTATCAGTCTGTTGCCTCATGATTGAATTATTATTAAAAATATTGGTAAATAAAATTTTGGTTTTTATTTTTTTATTGTTAAAAACCCAACTTAAATTTACCATTGGATAGGATACTTCGTAAGTATCCCCAATTCCTTGAATTCCTGCAGAATATAATTTCCTAGATTCGTATATTGTAGATATTGTAAAAAAGTTATTTTTCTTAGAATATGTTATGTCTGCGTTTGTTATTAATTCTGGCGCGCCTTCTAAAGGTCTTTCCATATTTGTAGATAATACAGAAACGTCTGAATTGTCATTTAAATAAACTTTGCTCTTCGTATATGCAGAATTCAGACATAATTCAAAATCATTTATTTGTTTTTTAAATTCAGATTCTAATCCATATACTTGTGCCATATTTGAATTTTGAAATGATTGCAACCTTCCTGATGCAGTTGCTAAATTTACCCTTTCAATAGGATTTGTTAAATGCTTATAAAATGCATATATCGATATTACTTCTCCTCTTCTTGGATAATGTTCAAATCCTAAATCAACATTTTTAATATTACAATTTAATAAATTAGGATTTCCCTTTATCTTTTCACCTGCAAACATGTCTGTATATTCAAATGGCATTAATTCTCTAAAATTAGGCATAGATACTGTGTGAGAATATATTCCTCTTAGTTTAGTTTTTTCAGATAGATTATACTTTAAATTTAACGTTGGTAAAAAATACAAATTATTAATTTTATTTTCTATTAAAAATATAGGTTGAACTTGGTCTCTATAAAATAACTTTTGTATATTATACTCTAATCTTAAACCACATGAAACATCTAATCTCTTAAAAGACTTTGTTGTAGTAAAATATCCTGAGAATATTTGTAAGTTTGAATTTACCTCAGACGCTAAATCAATTAAAGTATCTTGTGAAATTATATGTGAATTTAATGATGTAGATGGATTAAAGGTTTCTGGTAATTCAAACAAAAGTCTATCATAATCAAAATTTCTTAACTTTAATAAATAATCAGTTCCTATTTCTGTTTTAAACCCCATAAGTTCTCTATTAAAACTTAAGCCTCCTAATATCATATCTTCTCTAAAGATATTACTAAAACTGTGATTATCTAATGCGTCAATTGTATTAAATCTATTATCATCAAACCATACAAATTGTTCTCTACCATCTTCACCAGATATAGATCTACTAAGTGAAACATATCCGCTAAAATCATTTAATTCTAATAGCGTTTGATTAGACAATAGAATGCTATTAAAGGGTGTTCTCCTATTTGTTAATACTTCTTTGTTATAGTCGAAATGTGTCCCTTGAGTTAACCGAGTTGCATCAGAGGTATTGTAATTTATTAAAGATATGTTTTTAATAAAAAGACTATTTAATGTCTTATCAAAATAAACTAATCCGCAATAATTATTAGTTGTATTATTCTCTATCCAATCATAATCTAAAGAAACATTTCCTTGTCTATTAACTATTCTTGTAAATCCTTCAACTTCTTTATTAGAATAAGAATGTTTAAATAATATAGAAAACTTATTTCTGTATATTGCAAAATCTTCTGAAAAGTTATATCCTAAATTATATCCACCTCCTAAACTAAATTTAGTACTTTGTTCTATAGGAATTTTTGTATTAAAATTTATAGTGCCTCCCGTTGATTGACTATATAAATTACTTGAATATGACTTTGACACAGAAACATTACTAGCAATTCCAGTTGGAAGTATTGTAATATCTAAATTTGTAACGTCTGGACTTATTGAAGAAACAGGTAAACTATTCAATGTAACTTGATTATATCTGTCATGAAGTCCTCTAACAACTATTGTTTTAGATTTTTTAACACTAACGCCTGCAACCTTTTTTACAGCGCCTGTAGTATTTAAAACTCCTTTCTTTTCTATTTCCTCTTGGCCTATCGTTGAAGTTATATCGTTTGAATTTTTCTTATCAATTAATATAACTTTCTCAGAGCCAATATCTCTCTTAGCAACTACTTTAAACTCATTTAATTCTAAATGGTATTGTTCTAATAAAACGTTTCCATCCCAGCTGCTATCAACTATTACCATTTTTTCAACATAAGAAACAAAGGAAAACCTTAAGGTATCTCCTTCATAAACTTCTAAATCGTAATTTCCATCAAAATCGGTTACTGTCCCTTTATTTTGACCCATTACTTTAATATTAACAAAAGGTAATGCTTCTCCGGTTTCTTTATCTACCACCTTCCCATCTATTGCAAAAACAGATGATGTTAAAAATAATAGAAATATTAGTAGTATCTTTTTCATAATCCCTTGGTCCAATAGGCTGTCCAGGTTTGATAATTTGCTCCAACGTTGGAGTTTAAATCGAACCAAACATCATTAGCCTCATTTAATAAATTTTCAAAATCTTCACAGTCTTTATAATTTTGACCGTTACTATGTACATTAGAATTAGATACTACTAATTCTCCATTATTCATATTTAAAAGCGTTAATGAGTCAGAAACTCTAACACCATATTTAGGAAAGTTAAATACTTCAATGTTGTATAGTTTTCCCTTTGTTCCTTCTCTTAATCTTATACCTGTGTTATCTCCATCTCCATCATCAATTCCCTCTAAGGTAACATTTACTAAAATTGGATTTGAATATGGGTTTGCATTGTTATCATCTCCGTTATTATCTGCCTCTATTCCTCTATCTCCTCCATCTGATAATTGTTTAGCATACCAATATTGTCCCTTTCCAGACCATCCATGTGTCCAATCAAATGAATCATCGTGGTTTCCTAAAGAAACTGCCCATTTTACATTTACTGCTCCACCAAAAAATTCAATACCATCATCTGCACCTCTATATGCTTCAATATATTCAACAACGGTTTCATCACCAACTCCATTAAATGAAAAACCATTTAATTCATTATCTGTTCCTAATATTTTACCAGCATATTCTACTCTAACATATCTTAATGTTCCTGAATTATCAGAGTTATTATTACCTCCATATATTCCAGTTCCTCCTTCTCCTTCTGCAGTTTCTCCAGTATTTAAAACTCCATATCCATTTATCACTAATCCTCCCCATGCTCCAGGTTCTTCAAGATCTGATGTAAATATAATAGGATTTGTTTTTGTCCCATCTGCTAAAATCTTAGCACCTCTTTGAATGGATAAAAAAGGTGTTGTGCCGTCGTTTGATGCGAATACACTTACTCCAGAATCAATTGTCAAAGTATATCCTTCTTCAACAAAAACTCCACCACTTAATTCCCATTCTCTATCATTTGTGATTGTAAAATCTCTATCAATATATCCTGCTATTTGAGTCCTTCCATTTGAAAGCTCAGTTAAAACCAATCTACTATTTGGTTCTAAAGGATCTGGCTTTTTACAAGAAAAAGCCAAAAATAATAATAATAAAAAGTATAAATTTTTCATTGTTTATTAGTTTTGGTTTATATAATTTTTCTAATCCGGAAAAGATGCCCAGGCAGGTTAAATAAAGGTTAAATCTTAGATAAATAAATTAAAAAAGAATTAACATGGCAGTAAGATTTGGAAATGAAAAACCTCCTAAGAAAAGAAGAAAAGGAGTACATGCAAAATGTAAGACTTCTAAGAATAAGAACTCTAAAAATTATAAGAAAAGATATAGAGGGCAAGGAAAAAGAAGATAATCACAGCTTCCCAGCTGCATAAAAACTTCCATCATTTTTTTGAGGCTCTATTTTTATTGTTTTAATATCTTCATTATATCTAATATATGTAGATAGGGCCTTTCCTTGAGAATCAGCATCTCTAAATGCATGATATGTTTCTTTTAAAACATTCTCATATTTATAAGAAGTTTTATTATTGAACGTTACTAATAAAATATTTTTTGTGTAATCGTAAGTTGAAGACGATATTGTACTAGATTTATAATTTACTGTTTCTTTAAGTTTCATATTTTGATTTTAGATATTATATACCTTATCTAAAAAAAGTTTAAAGAATGTTTGCTTGTGTCTGAACTATAGCATCTCCAGATGTTAATAAATTATAAAGTCGTTTTAATTCGAATACTACCTCTTCTTGAGACAAGGTATCTCCATTTTGATCTCTAATTAATACATTAGCAGAAGATACTTCTGTTGTGGTTTTAGCAGGTTCTTTATCATCACTACCAAATAAACTTCCTACACTTTCAATTAAACCTTGATTACTTTGTTGTGCCTCACCGACTGTTCCTTCAAAATTAGCAATCATTAGTGCTAATTCACGAATTGCTTCAATAAGGTTTTCACCTAATAGTTCAATTGAATTTGCTCCTCCATTTTCACTAAGATATCCTAATGCCTCAAACATCTTTGTTGAAGAATTAATGGCCTCAATATTCATATCGTTTGAAGCGTCTGCAATATCTTCATACATTTCAGCTGCCGCCTCAAAAAGATCGATCATCTCATCAACATCTTCAAATTTTTCTACTTGAGAAAAACTATTTCCTACAATACCAATAACCCCTTCAATTTTTGAGGCTATTGCATTTGGATCTTCTAATCCTTTAAATTTATTTAAAGCGTCTGCTATACTATTTAATGTCTCTCCAGCGCCAGAAACAGAATCTATTCCTTCTGTTACTTTATTCTTTTTAATGGCAAATAAAGTTCCAAAAAATCCTCCAGCATCTACATTGCCCTCTTCAGCAACTGCTGCAAATGCTTGATTAACAAATCCCATAGTCTTTACAATACTATCTCCTAATGCGTCCCAATCAATATCTTTTTGTACTAAATTTTGAAAACCTATAAGTCCATCTGCTACATTTTTTAATACCTCTCCGGATCCAGAAACTGATTCAATTCCTTCTGCAACTTTATTCTTTTTAATACCAAATAAACTTCCAAAGAATCCTCCAGCATCTACATTGCCCTGTTCAGCAACTGCTGAGAACGCTTGATTAATAAATCCCATAGTATTAACAACAGCGTATCCTAACGTGCCTTTAGGATAATTACCTAACTCATCAGGGGCTCCAAATTCAATACCACTATCTATTAATTTTTTAAAAGACATTAAGCCATGTGCTATTCCCGTAAGTGCAGATCCTGCCTCCATTACAGAAAGAATACCTTCTTGAACTTTATTTCTTTTAGTACCAAACATAGTATCAAAGAATCCTCCGCCTTGAACTAATTCTCCACCACCTGCACTTGCAAATGCTAATGAAACACCTTGTAACATTCTTGTAAGTTCCAAACTATCTTCATCTTTCCAACCTACTTCTTTATATTTTATAAGTCCTTTACTAAGAAGAATCAATGCAAGTCCTGCTGCTGAATATCCAGCTGCAGCTGCTATTATTTTACCAGAATCTAATGCTCCTTTTAAAGCACCTCCAATTGCTCCAAAGAATCCTCCTTCCTCTTTTTCAGTTCCCATAAAGGCTGCTTTAACTCCTGCTAATGCAGTCGTTAACTTTGTTGTATCTTCATCGGTCCAATTTACTTTCTGAAAGGCTATTAAACCAGCGGCTAAGGCAATTAAACTACCTCCAATTGCTGCAATCATTAATGGTCCTAAAAACGCAGCCCCAGCTGTTAATGCAACTAAAGCACCTAGTCCTGTCATTGCAAGTCCCACTCCAGAAATAACTGCCATTGTCCATCCAAAGAATTCCCAAGGAGATGGGGAGGCTGAAAATGCATCAGCAAACATTGACATTCCTATCGCCAACGGTATTAATGATATACCAGCTAATATTAAAACTAGAGCGCCTTGAAGAATATGCGATGCTCCCTTACCGACTGCAAACAAAATTAAAGAAATTCCACCTACTGCTGCCCCTATAAGAGCAAGAGTTTCATATGATTCTTGAGTTGGAGGAAACAAATACCCAAATACAGCAAGAGCCCCTCCTAAAAATAATATACCAATACTTGCCACAATAAGAGCTGCCGAGACTTTTTCCATAGCAGTTTCAACCTTTAATTTATCAATTAAATAAAAGGTTACGCCAAGGGTTAATATACTTAAAACAACATATGGAAGTGCTGTTATTGCAGTTGGCCATATAAGTGCTGAAAGTGCTAACAATCCTCCAAATATAAATAATGTATAACCTAGCCCTTCAATTGCCTCAATGGCCTGTTCAGATTCTTTGCTTGTTAAAGGCTTTGATGCCCATACAAGTGCTTTTGTAATAACAAAGATACTTAAGGCAAATAAAGGCGCTGCTAAAATACCTACTACTAAAAGTGGGGTTGCTAATAATAAATACCCTGCAAATTCTAAAATAGCCTTACCTAAGCCTTTAATTGCAGTAATTCCCATCACTATTCCTTCCATCTTCTCTTTAGCCTCTTCTCCTGAAGAACCCATTCCATCTATTACTTTAGCAATAGATCCTAATCCTTTTGCTATTGCATCAAGTCCTTTTTCTCCAAGAATAGTCCAAGCCATGGCCTCTTTAACGGTCAATCCACCAAAAAGAGAAACCTTTTCTACTGATCCTTCTCTAGTATTTTGCTTCCTTATATTGTCAGCAATATCTTCTAAAAGGTTATACATATCTCCACCTGGAGAAACGGAATCAGCTATCTGTGCTTGTGCCTCGTAACTTAATTTTTCAAAAGGGGATTTAAAAGCGCTCAATCTAACACTATTTTTTATTTATATATCCTAGATTTTTGGCATCTTAATAGTAGGCATCTTAGGCTGTTTAAATTGATTCATGTTAGGCATTTTTTGCTTAGCATATTGTTCATTAGCCTGTTCATCTTGTTCAGCCTGATTCTTTTGCTGCTTTTTCAAGTGATCTGATAAATTTTTGACATAATACCAATACTCGTAATATTCAAGATTATCTATTTCACTTGGCTGGAGATGTAGATGAAACCCCAGATAGAATTTAGTCTTAAAGAAGTTCTCCAGCGAGATCTGAAATAATGAAAAGACTTTTGATTCCACCTGGGAACTGAAGAGGGACCTTAACAAGTTCTCCATCTACGTCTACTTCCATTTCAGGTTGAGCGCCTATTTTCATTTTTTCAGCAAGTCTATACGTGATCATATATTTCTTTTCATTCCATCCTTGGAATGCAACTTCTTGGTTAAAGATTTCTTTTGTGTTAAAACCTCGCCAATCTAATTGAATATAAGGTAGGATTTGAACGAATGCCTGATCCCAACGTTTCTTTTGCTCTTGCTGTTCTTTGATATATTTTGTTACTTCTTCCATAACGCCAATTGAAGGTGGTCTCATAAGAATTTCACCAGCAGATCTGGTTTGAATTCTATAACACCTTGCTATGGCATCATAATATTTTTCAATTTCTTCAGGAATTTCACTGACTGAAAAGTTTCTAGTTGCTAGCTCTACATCTTTTGTAGTACCATAACTATTTTCAGCCTTTAACATTAATTTGTTCTCCGGTTCTGGGAATGTTAGATCTCTAATTTGTAAAAGTATTGCAATTCTATCCTCTTCTAAAAGATCTTTATAAGATAATTTTTTAGCAGCACATTCAATTCTACAACATGACTTAACAATACCATTTAACTTTTCTTCAATATCTAAAAGATTATTTTCTTGCATTGTTGAAAAATGTCTAATTTCAGCGACTTTTGCGCTTCTAACACTTATTTTAGTATCTTTTGGGTAAAATCTACCTTTTGAAAAGAGTGTGTCTAAATTTACAGCATGATATCCTAAATGAAAATCGGCAGATTCTGCCTTCTGTTTTCCAAATTTAGACATATCTACCGATCCTAAACCTTCTTTATTAATAGTTTCTTCGATTGGATCGTTTGTTTTAGTAGAGTCTTCAAATGCTCCACCTTCTTGTTCTTTTTTATTTAAGAAATTTTCGAATTCTTCGTTGTTTTCGTCTTTGCTCATTTTACAAATTTTATAGAATTATATAAAAGTATTTTAATTTGTTTCAGAATCTTTAGATTTTTTTATTTCATTCTGAATTAATTCTCTAACATATGCACTAACCGACTTTGGCCTTTGTTTATTTTTCAAAGCCTCACTTAGTATAATTTCATTTAATTTTTCAAACTCAGGTTCGTTTAATAGAACTTGGATTTTTTTAATTAATTTATTTACTATATAATCCTTGTCAGACATATTATGTTAATATTATAATATTTTTTTAGGGTATAAAAAAGAGAAGACTTATATAGCCTTCTCTCTAAATATTATTTTAAACTAGTTCTTCAGACCAAGTATCACATCTCCATGAAACCGCTAATTCTTGAGGTTCTGCGTTATCATAAGATAAATCAGTTCCTGGGTTTACTGCGCCTCCAATAAAACAATCTTCTAAAGTAATCTTTCTATAAATATCTCCAGCTCTATTGAACTGTACGATTACGATTTGACCAACATAATCTTTCTTAAGACCAGTTTCTCCAGTCTCTGGATTATATTGTAATCTTTGCCAATCTCTTATTGTTTTATAAGCATACATTTGATTTGCCTCATTAAGATTTAATGTGAATGTAATTTCAACATCTAAATGAGAGTCTGCTGGAGTTCCAGCAAATGATCTGGTCGACCATTTAAACTTTTGTGCAATTGGATCACCGGCTTTATGAAGATCTAAACCTGTAATACCTTTAACATGTTGTAATAACATTTCTTGTCCTCCTACTCCAGCAGGTGGAAGAATAGTTACTTCGAACATATTCATTAATACTGGTTCAAAATTCTTACCTTTCTTACTAGTTTGATCGTTTGAATAATGTGGTAATGCCATTTCTTTAATTTTATTTTTATTTAGTTTTATTATATATCTTTAAAATTAAATAGAAAGGGTCCCATGACCCTTTCTTATAAAATTCTTTTTTTAGAAATTACCAGTAGCAATTTCTCCAGTATTAAGAATAGTTGTTCTATGTACAATTATTTCTAATCCTTTAACTGGCTCAACGTAAGTATCAAGAATACCCATATTATTATCGATAACTTCATTAGTATTATTAGTACTATCCATTACGTTTTTATATGCGTAAACACCTTGATCAGCAAGAACTGATTCCATAAATGAATCAGCAAGAGTCTTGATTTCAAGTCTTGTTTGAGCATCGTTGAATTCAAAAAGATAACCTTTAAGAATATCTGCTAATCCGTTTTCAATGTAAATTAATACCTCTCTAACATGTGCAGAACTTAATGCTGATTTTACGCTTTGTTGAGCAGTTTTATTACCTTTAATACTAAGACCAACTCCTCTTTCGAATACGATTGGGTTAATACCAAATGGCTCTAAATTATCTCTATCTGATTTATCAAATGCATATTCTGCTCCAATTACATTAGTTCCAGATACGATTCCTCTACGAGGACCTGCAACTATTGACCATGGAAGTGCATTTGTGTATTTATCAATATAGTTATTTGAAACATATGCAGCAGGTGGAACAACTGTAACCTTTCCATTCTCTCTAACATTTAATCCAGGTCCATAATAGAAACCATAATTAGCTCCTTCTCCAATTGAAGGAAGAGCATAAATGCCAGATGGGTTTTGTGAAAGATCGCCACCACTTGCAACATGTTTAGAATCAAATTTTCCAAATGCATCTTTAAAAGATGGATCTGTTGATTTTTTAAACTCTTCAACTGTTGGTGCATTTAAGATACAAGATACATTTTGTCTCTCTTTCGCAACTTGTGTGAGTTCGTTTTTATTTAATATATTACCTGATTCAAAAGAACCAAAGCTATCTACGATATATCTAAAATCGATAACATCTTTATCTACTAGAGCAGATTTAACTCCTCCGCTATTAAATGCAGTTAAACAATCTTGGATGCTTTGATCAGTCATAACAGTTTTATCTAAAATAAACATTCTATAAACTTCAGCTCCATTTTCATAAGATTTAAATGCAACAACATCATTAGGACTTAAACCACTTAGAATAGGTCTGTGACATGTTACAACATAATCATTTCCAGATTTTTTAATTCTAGTAACTTTTGCTAATTTATTAGGTTCATCTGCTTTTAAATAGTCGCCTACAGAAAGTGGGAAGGCAGCTCCAGTAGCTCCAGAAAAAGTACCGGTTGAACTTCCATCGCCTGAGAATGTAAATTGATCTATTGCAATTTCTCTATTTCCAGCTGCTGCGTCTTTTGTAAGTAGGCTAATATCCATATCTCCAACAGATCCTGCATCTTCATAAGATGAATGCCATGTAAGACCTGCTTCAACATCTAATAATAGATTTCCGTTTGCTGTCATAACTTTAACGCTAGAATATTCTCCAGAATCAGTTTGAACGTAATATTCAACACTGTCATTATAATCATAATCTGCTAAAGTTATTGCCTCACCAGACCAAGTTGCTCCTGCTCCGCCATTTGCAGCGTCTGAGTCCCATGCCTGAATTTTTAAACGAGTACCATTAATAATAGTTGCTGTAAAACCGTCAGTGGATCCACCAACATTTGCAAATTCTACAGTAGTCATTGCTTGAGGAAAACTTGGTGAAGTATTGCTATCAGTGTATGATAATAATTCATATTGTGCTGTTGCATCAGTGTTATGACCTACTAAATCAACGTTTCCAGCTTCAACATTATCTTCATCAATTGCACAAAATAAACCAGTTTTTCTTGTTTCTGCATTTATTTGCTGTTCAATGTATAATCCATTTCCTTCAAGATCCATAAATCCTGGTAGAATAGAACCAGTGTATTGCGCAATAAGTGAAACTTGTCTTTCATTTGTAAATGATGTAAGTTTAGCCTTTTTAAGACCATCTGCTGTAAAATAATCACCATATACTGGATCATATTGCATTGAAGCTGCATCAAATTTTCCTTTGAAAACAAGAACATCTACCATATAATCTGAAATATGATCGAATTCATCAACCCCTTCTGGGATATTTCCTTCACCATACCATTCTCTTGCTGTCATTTCGAATCCTTTAACATCTTGAGCCTGTCTAACAATAACTGAAAGATTATCTTTTCCTAAATTAACTATATTTAATACTGCTGTTGCAGAAGTGCCTGCAACTTCTAAAAATGATTTATCTTCAGGAAACATAAATTTATCAGTATTATGAAATTTAGCAAAAGAATCTGAACTTGTTCCAGATTGAGCACCTGAAGTACTTCCATCTGTATTTATTTGAACAAACGCTGCTAAATCTTGCGTTTCATCAAATTCTGCTAAATTTAATGCTAAAATAGGACCTCTTTTTAATGCCTCTAAACAAGATCTATGAAAGAACATTCCTTTCTTTTCTAATTTTTTGTCTATGCCTCCGAAAATAAGAACAAAAGATTCTGTATCTTCAACATAAACTGGCGTGTTGTAAGGTCCTTTACGAGAGTGACCTGCAACCAACCTAATAGTCTCTGCAGATATACTAGATACCTGAGACTTATCAAATTCTAAACGGTAAACACCGCTAGATTTGAATTGTAATAATTGAGGACTAAGTGCCATAATTTTTATCTATTTTTTTAGTTTTATTATTGTATATATCTGACTAAAATAAAATTTATTCTATAAAAGATCGTAAATATCATAATTTAAATCTCCTTGGTCGGTTGATTCATTATATAGAATAAATTCCATATGATCATGTACTTCCGGATCAATGATATCTAATAATTCTTCAATAGTATCAGCGTACTGAGTTGTATTAAAAAATTCAGTTGCTATTATACTAGACATGGCCAAATCATCATGTCCCATTTGGGCACCATAACTGCCATTTGGAAGGGTTCCAAATAAACTGATTTCATTTGTTGTTTCAAATTCGGTTATTGAAATTTTATTATTTTCATAAAGAGATTTAAAATTTTGGCAAAATATAGGTTTATTATCATTTTTTATTTTGATACCATGTTTCATTCCCCTTGCATCATGTCTATGTTTAAATCTAAGAATCATCTCCTCATCAAAATCATTTCTTCTTGGAAAAACTGTTTGTAAATAGTTAAGAAGAACTGCTCCGTATGTATTAAATTCTATGATCATTTTAACATTTTCATTGTACATTAAATCTACTCCAATAATATACAAACATTTTGCAAAATCTTCTATTATATGTTCATTACTTCTAAAAACACCAACTTGTGTTAATTTAAAGAAATCATACATTGCTCCGGGAGTTGGAACGCTTTCCATTTCTTTTTTAGTCATTGGATCTACCCTAAATATATTAATAATAGAATAGTCTCCTCCATTTCCCTCTGCAATATCAACCGTTAACAACCAATACTTATCTCTGTCCTTTAATGTATCAACATCAAAGCCAGGATGCCAGTTTAAAAAACCCTTAGTATCTATTTGAGAATCTATGAATTCATCAAATTCATGATGAACATATTCTTTCATTTTACTTCTCATCTTTTTCATAGACCCTGGATCTAATAATAAATTAGATGAACTTACAAACTCATTTCCATACTGTCTATTAAAAGCCTCTATACTTCCAAGATTTGCCAATTCTCTTTTATACCAATTATCGTCTCTATCTGGATGTTGCCACCAATCTATTCTCATAGGGTGATATTCGTTGTCTCCTCTTTCTGCGGCACTATATATTTTATAGAATTTATTAAATCCATTAGGGGTGCTAGTAATAATAATTCTAGACACTTTAGATGCAGAAAGTGTGGGATAAACGTTTTCATAAAAAGTATCAACGATTGATGGGTGTATATGTGCAAACTCATCTAAGAATAATAAGTGAATTGTAAAACCAATACCAGCCTTTGCTGTTGTACTCTGTCCTACCAATCTACTTCCATTATCACACTTCACATTCATTACATCATATTTTGTAATTCCTGGTTTCATAAAGAATGGAAGATTCTCTATAACAACCTTTGCCTTATCAATAATTTCTTTTGTCGTATCAGATTTATTGGCCAGTAAGAGTGTATTTTTATCTGTTGAAAACGTTAAGAACCATGCGTTAAAAATACTGGCCATTACCGTTTTACCCATTTGACGAGAGGCTAAACAAATATTAAATCTATTATTTTGAAAGTTTCTCAACATGTCTTTTTGATAGTCTCTCAATTTTACCTGTTGAATCCCCTCGTCTGTTAAAACCACTGCATATTTTTCTGCAAAATAAACAATATCTTTTGCGCATCTAGCAAGCTCTTGAATTTCTTCATCAGTGTATTCAAAAACAATATTGCCCTTTCTTAAAAATTGACGACCCTCATAAAATGGCATTTTTACTTGAGGCTTATAACCTTGGTCCATTGCCACTACAAGGTCTTCTATTTTTTTAGTAGACCATACTAACCTATCAGAACTTGCCTGATCAGTTTCCTTCGGTATCCAATAATTATCATTGCTCATCTTCTGGTTCTATATCTTCAATATCAGCCTGTTGAATTCCTCTTTGTATTTGATTCATAAGGTCCTTAGTACCTCTTTGAATATTTCCATTATCCTTTCCGCCAACTTCATCTAATTCATCATCCCTGTCTCTTTTCTTATATAGTTCAATATCTCTTGCTATTCTTTTAGCGCTTTCTTCTGTTGCCATCAAATACATCGTCTGACTTTTAATAATATCAAGCATTGATTTTTGTAAAGTTGCTAGCACCTCAAACATTCTTGGAGCCAATTCTCCACCTTCAATAGTTTCTAATAAGGTTGTTAGTGCTCGCTCTCCTGCCTTTAATTGATAGACTAACGAACTCATTGTCATTTCATCCATCTTCTTTTTAGCCTGAAGATATTCGTCTTTTTCTATAATTTCAGCATCTAAATAGAATTGCATAAGACTTGTAATTGTCTTTTTGGCCTGCTTTTCTGAAAGTCCCTTCATCTCGCCAAAGTTGGCAGCTGGTGCAGCATTATGAAATTTTGGAACAGGTAAATCGCTAGGATCTGTTTCAACGTCCAATTTCTCAGTTGGTCCTAAAAGATCTTCTAAGTCTTTTTTTATTTCTTCAGCATGCTCTGAAATCGTCTTTTTCTTTTCTGACATTTTAGATAATTTTTAATAGATTATATATCTCTATTATCGAACTTCACCGTATTTCTGCAGCATTAGTGAAGGCACTGCATTGTCCGCAACTATAAGGTATTGGCTATCTCTAACAACATATTGGTGTAGAACATTTATTTGTTGCTCCTCCTCTATTGTCTTACTAAATATTCTAATATTAGATAAATTATAGTGAGAACCTTTAAGTGTCCAATTAACATCAGTTTCCCAAGCATGCGGTGAAAGGGTTTCTAATTTACTAGAATACATTTCTGTTAAATCAACTGATGATTGCGGGCTTTTATATAAATTTTGATCATCTAATCCAAATATTTTAACACTGACCTCTCCGTATGTGTTACTAAGATTAACAACCATCGCATACCATTTTTTATTATTTAATATAAGGTCGTGATCAAATTCGTAATCTTGATTGTTTATTTTTATCAAAACATTTCTACTTGATAATTTAATAGCTAATCCATTTCCAATAGTATCAGTCCCGTCAATGGTATCATAAAATGTTAAATCATCAAAATTAAACGAAGAGGTTGGGTTAAACCAAAACGTAAACGCTCTATTCTCTTCAGTTGTTAAAGTTGATAATTTTTCATAAACAACAGCAGGATAATTATCATCAATAATAGTTGAAAGATCATAATAATTTCTTGTTACAACCGTCCATTTGTTCATTAAATTAATATCGTTAATGACTAAGTTCTTATGGACATATTTTCTAACGCCATCCTGTGAGGCATGATGTGTTGAATGGTATTGTAAAGGATTTGTTACTTTCTTAAATTCTTCTTGTTGCTCCTCTCCAAATACCTCTTCTACTCCAACAACAAGATCATTTAAATCTTCAGAAAATTCTCCTTTAATAGTTGAACTTCTATCTTCGTATTTTTTCAACATAATTTTAAAATAAGTTAAAGTTCTATTAAATTCATCAGCCAAACTAACTCCATTTACCTCATACATTTTATTATTAAAAGGGAAATATAAATAATCTCTGCTTCTTGGACTCTTATTCTCTCCAAACTTTTCTTTAAACTCTTCTCCTAATAAATGGACTTCAAAATCATCAAATCCCATTCCAAAAATATCGAATTTTTCAGTTTCAGTTGGAAATTCATTATCTGGTACCATTACCTTTAATGTTGCCTTTTCAACAACATCATATAACGAATACTCTTTTAAAATAACATCTTTAGATCTAGTGTTTGGTTCTACCCTATAATAAATAACATCGTGGCCATAAATAGTATTTGCAAGACCAGAAAGACTTTTATAAAGATGTGAGGGTTTTTGAAGTTCATAAGGTTTATAAATATTTTCAGCCTCGCATTCTACAATAATATTAGCACATCCAATAACATCGTAAGGATCGCAATTTGTACATATTTGAGGACATTCTTCAACAGTTCCATTTTCATATTGAAGTGAAAATGTTACTTTTAAAAATGAAAGAGTTTGTGTTTCTTGAAGATCTGAAACTGTTGCCTTAATTTCTAACCAAAGAGGACTTGCAGGATCAACGTCTAATGTTAAAATATCTCCAATTAACATTTCTTTATTTAATGGATGCCATTCGCTATGTTCTCCTCCTTTTTCTACAATATCGTTTTGGCTCCATCTATATTCATAACTAAAATAATTCCAAGTATTTTCTTTTACATGGAAAGATACGTTATTTAAACTTACTTGTGGATAACTTTGTAAACTTAATGTTTCTTCATCAACAATGTGATCTACTACAAATTCATATCCTCCGGCTAAAAGTATGTCGCCAGAGTTAAAATCAAATCTAGTTGCAATTCCTTTTACTATTAAATTGTTTTCTTCAATTGTAATAGTTCCAACTGTAAAATCATTAGAGAAACCAGATTGAATATTCCAATCCAAAATGGCCTCAACACCTTTATAAGGTTCTTCTAATCTAGCAATAATAACATCACCTATTTCTGTTGCAGTATATCCGTTTACCATAATTTATTTATCTTAATTATTCTCCTTCGTAATCATCTTTATATCCTTTTCTACTAAACTTTTCAACAGTAGAAAATCCAAGTCCTGCGCCTGCTAACCATAACATGCCTTCAAAAACGTATTCTTGTAATGGAAGTTCTGCAAAAATGTTAGCAACAAATGCGACTGATATTAAAATAAATGCGATAAGAGTGACTAATCTTTTTGAAGAAGGTTGGCCATCTACATCGGTAAGTATTTTTCCTAAATAAGTAGTAAACTTACTCATATAACAAATTTCTTTTTTGTTATATATCTAAATAATCCGTGACTATAAGGGCTTCTGGGTTGTCTTCTATATAACTGTCAAAATATGTTAATAATCTTTGACAAACGTTTTTATAATTTTGATCATTTGATGATACTAAAACCCCTTCCAATCTATTTGCTAAAGAATCTAATTTTACTATAGAATATTGAGTTTTTTTAATGCAACCTATTTTTTTTAAAACTTCATTGACATATGTGATTTCTTCTTTTTTAAAGAAATCAAAAGTTCTAAAAGTTCCTCTAACAACTTTATAGGCAAAATTAAGAGTTTTTAATTCTTCTCCAGTTTCAATACGAGTATATGCTGCATTTTTAGAAAGACTGATTTGATACCACCTTAAGTTTTTCATTTCAGTAAATATCTTATTTAAAAAATAAATTGAATTCGCATCTCGGTGTAATGTTCTATTAGAAACTATAGCGAGTTTTTCCAATTCTTCTTTAAAATATTCTTTTAATAAATCTTGAACAAAATGTGCTCTTACTAAAATAGTACCTCTATGTGTTTGATATATGCTTTGATTCTTTATTAAAGTATATAGTTTAGAATCAATGGAATTATACTTATATAAAGTTATAGAAATTATTTCTGGAAACCAATTTAACCTAGCCATATACCCTAATTTGTTTTTCTAATTTTTTAAGATCATTATAAAATTGTTCCTTATTAAAAGATTTTAGTTCTTCTATTTCTCTATTACCAATTTCATTCTTTTCCATATATAATCTTAAAACATCTTCATTAGGCGTATATGTTTCTTTTATGTTTTTCTTAGTTGCTTTTGTCTTAGTGTATATCCAACCAGGAACTTTATTAAATCTAGCTGCTACCATTTGCCAGCTATCAATAACTTTAGATCCACTTATTCCATTAATATTAAATAATTGTGCGTTTGCTGGAAATTGAATAGACATAAATCTATTGACCATAAAATGATGTCTCTTTTTTGAAGAATTCTTTAGATTATTATAATGATCTTTTTTAGTGAACATTATTTTAATAAAATCAAATAATTTGGTATCGTCTAACATTAAAATAGATTTTTCTTTTTACCTATTAATTTTAGTTTCTTAGGCTTATTTGTTTCATCCTCTAAATTAGAAAATGCATCATATTTTTTAGGAGTTGATACTTTTAACCAATCTGTTCCTTCTAATATTTTATCTTTATTAGTAAGTTTAGAAACATCCATATTGTCTAGTAATTTAAACTCTTTTTCAATATGTTTATAAATTTCAGATTGTATAGCATCTGGAATAACATTGACATGTAACATCATTAAATTCATATTTTTAAATATATTCTGTTCAATAATATTAACGTTTGATTTCCCAATTACTCTATAAACAATGTCAGATAATTTAGTTAATTCATCTTTATTAAATAATAGATCTATTACAAAATCATTATTTTCTTTTGTATATTGCTGATATATTTTCTTGGCAATTTTTTCTGTTATTGAGTAAGTTCTTAACCTGCCGTCTTTTAATTCTTTTTGCCAAACAACTACTGATGGGATATTATCAGACTTATCACCTATTAATATTTTTTCAAATAAAAATTCATCGCAATTAATTTCATTGACTTTGATTTTATTATTTTCTATCCAAACCTTCATTGAGTGTTTATACTCATCAGATAAACCAGAATAAGAACTCATATTAAATAAAAGATCATCATTATTAACTTCTTGTTTTTTATTTAATACTTCTCTAAAGTTTGAAAAAGTACAAAGTGTTTTTTGAGCAGTTGAATACCAAAGAGTGTACGCCTCATTAGCATTTGAATAATTGACTAATTGAATAAGGTCTCTATCTCCAGACCAAACAATACAATTTTTGCCTTTGTTATTTAAGAAAGTCGACCAACCGAAAAGAACATCATCTGCCTCTGCGCCATCTATTCTATGTACAATGACTCCATGTTTTTGGAGTATTGATTGAAATTCTTCGTAAATATTATAAACACTATTCCAATCTATTTTTTCATCTGGTTTTCTAGTGCCTTTATATTCTGCCTTTGGATAAAGGTCTTTACGCCAGCTTCTTGCGTCTACCGTAACAATAACTTTATCTATAAAATCTCGCATTTTTCTTACTTCTGACGCAAGATCTATTGCCAACTTTCTCATAAGAGTAGCACGCGATTCATCATCTTCCATCATTTTACCACGTTTTGGCCTTGGTAAAACAAACAGGCGACTATGTAAAAAATAGTTACCATCGATAAGTAGCGTATGTCCGCCTTTTTTCATCATCTTTTTAGTTTTTTCTTATTATTTCTTGCGCCTTATAAACTAATGAAAGCATTGTTATAACAGGATCAATAACGTGTATTCTTTGTGCCTGATGCCTTGCAACTTCTACTACAATTTCAGGAATATGCTTTACACTTTGTGGTTTTTCCTGTTGTATGTATTCTATAAAGTCTTCACCTAGACTTTGTAACACGTCATCTACCCTATTAGAATAATTGCTTACTAATGTTTTATAATTAGTTATTGGATTTGTTTCATTAAAAATCAGTTCAAATACATCTTTATAAACTGAATTGAATCTTTTAACGTCAACTAAATTTATAACATCAGTTCCTTGTGCTTTGAATCCTTGTAATTTATTTAAAGTAGATCTAAGATCTGGAAAGTTTCTTCTTACAAATTCAACAAGTGCTGGTTTTTCTATTGTCATTCCTTCTTGGCCGCAAATATCATAGACTCTTCTAATATATTTTTTAGTCAACTCTGCCTCTTCCTCTTTATCAAAATCAAAATCAATAACTTCAAATCTAGAAAGTATAGGATCTGGCAATTTATTAATATAATTACAAGTTGCTATAAATCTACTATTTGAAGCAAACGTTTCCATTGTAGCGCGCAATGCCTTAAAGAATTGATCACTAACACCATCGACCTCATCAAGTATTACAACCTTCAATGAAGAAGGACCGTCCATAATTGAAACTGTAGAACAAAAATCAGTAATTCTAGTTCTAATAACATCAACTGAAGTATCTGTAGATGCATTAATATAAAGATAAGGCATGTTGAATTGATTAACTACTGCCTTTGCTGTAGATGTTTTGCCTGTTCCAGGACTTCCTGCAAATAACATGTTTTGTACTAAACCTTCTTTAAACTTATTCATCACCCTTTCTGGTAAAATAAGTTCTGATAAGTTTTTTGGTCTATATTTTTCTGTGAATAATTCTCTAACTGCTTGCATTTATGTTTTATTTTTTAATTATATAAAAAAATATCAATTTGTTTAATCTGGGAAAAGCCTAGGGGGAAGTGGGGCCAATTCAATAGTTGTTGGATCCACTGGCCATATTGGCATTCTACCAATTGTAATTTGTAAGCCTGCTTGAAGAAATTTATTAATCCCAATAAAATTACAAATTCCAACCCATTGATTTCCAGTTGAATCAGTAAATCTTATTCTTTTTCCTAAAAATTTATTAAAATCTTTCATTATTTTATTATTATCCTACTAATATTTCTTGTACCGCATCTGCGATCCATACATTGGTGGTACCATGCAACTTCTTTAACTCTGCTTCTTTAGCAATTGCTTCATGAAGTTCATCATAAAAAAATTCATTAATAATTTCAAATCCATGTAGTACTTTTACTGTATATCTCATAATGTTAATTGTTTAATTATAGTTAAATATAAACAAAATCCATGACATAAAAAAATCTGGAGTCACTTTTTTTTCAAAAAATATATAAAATATATGAAGATAGAAGTGTCTAACAATAATAAACAGGCTCACCGCTACGGCATAAAGCTAGAAGGTCTTCCTAGAACTATTAGAAAGTTTATGATTGAAAACAGACAATTAAATAAATGGAAAGATAATCTTTTATTTTTTAAACAGATACTTCTTATGGAAAAACGTTTGTTAAAACTAAAGAATAACGCCCTTAGTGATAAGTTGTTCTTAGATCCTATAAATCATAAACCTGTAAAGATAGATGACCTGATATCATCTTATGACACTGTAGATTGGTGCTGTGCCATCAGTAAGAAACCTATTAAGGCTAAATTTAATAATTTTGATTTAAAGAACTTTGTGCATCCAGAATATTTTGATGTGCTTAAGGCCCCAATGGTAGATAGTCGCATTCTTAAAAGTAGCGTTGAGTTTAGAAAATATTGTAAAAAACTCCTGCTGGAGGACCAACAAGAGTTTATACGTATTGTTAAAAAAGGTAAAAAGTCTTAATTTATTTTTTATTTAAAAAGTCTTCAAATACCTTTATGCTTTTTGTAAGTTTAATACTTTTACTTTCTTTTTTAGGCTCTGTCTTTTTTGTTTTTAAAGCCTTTTTATATTGTTGTTCAAAATGATCCATTGCAGCCTTTCTTCTACCTTTTTGAAAATCAATAGCCTCTTCATTTGCACCTTCTTCTTTTGCAACATTCCCACCATTTCCTGTTTTACTATTAAGGCTTTGTAATTCTGACCATGCCTTTTTTAAAGCCTCTTCATTTTCTTCAGATTGATTCTTTTCTAATGATGTAATTGCCTTATCAAATCCTTCAGCCCCTCTAATAAAATCATTTTCTGCTGACATTGCCTCTTTGTATTTAGGATTCTTATCTTCTTTTTTCTTTTCCTTTTCTGAATTTTGTTGATCCTTTTTTGCCTTTTCCTGTTCCTTTTTAAGTTCAGCTATAACTGCTTTATTAGTTTTATTCTTTTCTGCTAATTCTTCTTTAGTTTTTTTACTCCAATTTTCAATATTTTTAGCAAGAAGGTCTTCATCTCCTTCATAAATTTGATTAATATAATCTTCTTCTAATTTCATTATATTAGGATCTTCTTTCTCTTCAATTGCTATTCTTCCTTCTTCCCAAAGCCTACTCATTTTAGAAGGACCTTCTGTTTTTTGTAACTTTTCGAAAAATCCTCTAAAATCTGTTTCTGACTCTGTAACCTTCCACATATCTTGTAATGCTACTAAATCTTTTTCTAATTTTCCTTTCCATTTTTCTTTTTTAAGATCAAATGCTTTTTCTACTGCGGCTTTTAAACTATCAATTTTACTATCTCTAACTTCTCTTATTTTTGCCTTCTTGTCAGCGTCTTCTATAGTTTCCAGCTTTTTCTTTATTTTTTCTTTGAAAGCCCCGATTTTTTGATCTATAATCTCCTGTTTCTTATGTTTAATATCAAATAATTGGTTGCTATATCGTATTTCAACTTCTAATCTTTCTTTTTTAGGATAATATTTAGCGTATTCTGCTAATCGTTTTTTAATATTCTTTTTAGCCTTTCTTTCTGCCCATAATAACATAACAGCGCCGACTCCTAATGCAATCGTACCTATTACTGCGCCCTTAGCGCTTGAAATAGCAGACTTTCCTGATTCATATCCAGCATCATAATCTTGATCTTCAGTTATATACTTTTCACTTGTCATTGGATCTAAGTTTATAGTATCTTGATCTGCTGGAGTATCTAAACTCAATTCCAATTCTTTTAATTTATCTAAAATAGTATCGATTTCCTTTGAAAGGTCTGGGTTTTGTTCTATAGAATCTTTTTCTTTTTCAGAATTAGGTTCTTTACTAAACTCGTTTAATTTTATTAATTTATTAGAGATTTTCATATTAAAAATTATATTTTATTATATATCAATCTTATCTACATAAAAAAGGGACTCTAAAATAGAGTCCCTTTAATATTTTAAACTATTAAAAGTTAATGCTTAAACTTAAGCGATATTAATCATATCACCAGTTCCAGCAGTAGCTCCTTTAACAGTAATATCAAAACTTGCATATTGAGTTTCAGGATGGAATCCAGCTTCAACTAATGCGAATCTAGATTTAACAGCTACTTTAGGAGCCATAGTTCCTTCAGCAATTGCTTGTACAGATTCAGCCATTAAGTAAGGCATGAATACAAGACCAGGTCCGTTTCCATCTCCTTTTCTACCAACTAGTACAGTAGCACTACTCCAAGCCCATTTAGGGTTAGTGTAAACTTGTACACCAGCAACAGAACCTACAGGGTAAATAGCACCTGCAGCTTGAGAAGCTGTGTTAGCCATTGGGTTAGGAACAAAACCAGCAACAGATTGAATTAATGTAGCAACCTGTGGTCCAACAACCGCGAAGTTACCAGCACCTCTTCTACCTTTATTTGCAATGAAGTTAGCAGCAGCAAGAATACCAGTTAAGATTTTTCTATGCTCTGAACCTTCAGTAGAACCGCCAGAAGCAGGTTCTTTAAGATCAACGTCTAAAGAAACTGATCCCATATTTGAACTAGCTAGGCTTTCAATCTTGTTAATGATTAGATCATTAATTGCTTGAGTTAATTCGTTAGTTAATACAGCCTCAACTTGTGCAACTGCGTCAACACCGAATTGTTTAAGATCTTGAACTTGTTCTCTAGTAACTGCAGCAGCAACTTGGAAAGTTTTAGCTTCAACAGCCTTTGAGAATAAAGATAGACCCATTAATTTGTCTGGAGTAGATTCTCCCATACCTCTTGAATAAGGGTTACCGTCTTTATCAGCAGCCGCGAATCCTTTAATATGATCTTCTAAAGCAGATACTAATTCTGCGTCATTATATTCATTAGTGATAGGAGCATTAGCGGCAGTAGTATCGCCGATTTTTACGATGTTTAAACCATCGATTCTTGAAGTACCTACGATTTCATCACCAGTTTTAGCTACAGTAGCTCCAGTTTTAATATAAGTAGGAGTTACGTCTCCACTAGCACCTCCAGTAGTTTGAAGAGTACCTCCTTCGTATACGAAGTCAAGGTAAGAAAGTAATCCCATAGGACCAGCCATTGGTACAACTGGTACAAGGTCTAGACCTATTGTTTGAGCTGCAACTTGCATCGCTAAAGGAAGTAAAGTTGGAGCTTTGTCACCAGAACCGTCAGCACCACCAACAGTTGGTAGTTCAACAGGTCCCATACCTCCGATATTCATCAAAGGGTTAAGTGACATGATGTTTGCGTCTTCATAAAGTTTGTGATTATGACAATACTCAGACATCCATGCTAATTTCGAAGCATCATTGATACCAGTCGCAGATTCGATGATCGGTGACCAAGTTTCTCTGATTTCAGCTTCATTAATTAAATTTGCCATTTTATTAATAATTTTTTTTAAATTTGTTTATTTCGACTTATTATTTCGGCTTTCTGCTTCTTTCGCCAAATCGTCGAATATGTTTTATATATCTTTTTATTTTAGTAAAATATTATCGTATTACTATATAACCTTAATATTAAACAAAAAAAGACAGCCGAAGCTGTCTTTTAATAATATTAGAATATTAGATTATTTTTTAAATCTTTTAGCAATAGATTCTTGAACTCCTTCTAAATTATAAGGAAGTTTATTAGCCTCTACTTCTTTCTTTTCAACAATCATTTCAACTTTTTCCATCACTGGAGTAACCTCTCTAAGGTCTCTTGTTTGCCAAAAGTTTCTTACTTGATATTCAGTCTCAACTTTATGCATTTTAGATTGTGCGATTAATTGTTTCTTTCTAGATTCAGAAAGAGTTTCCCATTTTTCTTTATATTCGTTTGGCATTGCTGCAATAACAAAAAGTTCGTTACTTTCGTTTCCTGCAACTTCATTAACGTTTTCAATAATTCTAACAATCTGAGCCTCTGTTAAGAATCCAGCCTCTGAAACTTCTTTTCTTACTGAAGTTTTAGCATCTTCGTTAAGAGAGTTATATTTTTCAGCAGTTGAATTACCAACTAATTTAAAGAAATGTGGATCGTTATTTTCTTTTGCTTGAGCCTTTTCTAAAAGTGTAGTTAATTTAGAAGAAATTTCTGATTTATAAGATTCTAATGGATCATGTGCTCCATCTTCTCCTTCTGCATCCGGTGCCTCATCAGTACCTTCTTCACTTTTTGCCTCTCTGTCTTCTGAATTATCAACCTCCTCTAAATCAGATTCGATATCTTCGCCAGGAATTCCAGCCTCTTCACCAGATTCTGTAACAACATTCTCTTCAGTTGTATTTTCTTCAACTGTATTTTCTTCTGTTGTTTCTTCAGTGTTTTCAACTTCTTCAGTAGATTCAACTACTAAATTTTCGTTGATTGACTCTGCAATATAATTAGCATATTCACTTACATTTTGTACGTTATCTTTTAAATAGTTAACATACTCTATAAGTTTTTCATTAGTTTCTGTACCAGTGTTATAAGATTCTGCAATATAATTAGCGTAATCTTTAAGACTAGCAACTGATTCTGCAACATGCTCTGAATAACTAATACCTTGGTCTAATTTTTCAGCAACGTATTCAGTATATTCAATGTTTTGATCTGCTTTTTCAGCAACGTATTCTGTATATGAAATAGCCTGATCTGTTTTTTCTGCAACGTACTTAATATATTCAGTAAGTTCGTTTACTTTTTCAACAATACTATCATTGTGAGCAGTAACAGTTTCAATCTCTTCATTAGTGTTTTCAGAACCTTCATTAGATTTTTCTGATAAATCAGTAAGAGCCGATTTTAATCCTTTTATTTGCTCAGCTAGATATTTTGTGTAGTTGTTGAAATCATCTGTTTTTACAAATTCTTCCATTTTTTGCTCTTTTTTATTTTCTATGTTTATATTTGAATTTTCTTCGTTTGTTTTAAATACTTCGTAAATGAATAAACTATCATCATTTGTGAATCCATAAGATTCGTTAACTCTTTTAAGTTCTGCGTTTGCAAATCCAGGATCTGCTACTAAATCATAAGTAAATAATTGTTTGATTTTTACTTTACCACCTTCTGAAACTTCTCCAGCTGCTCTAGAGCTAATATGTAAAGGAATGCCAGAATCGACTAATGCTTTAGCCTGTTTACCAGCCTCAGTATCAAGTAATCTAATTTTACCCATTACCTTTTTATTTTCAGAATCATATCTTAATTCTTCAATAACGTGCGATACATTTTTTAATGAAATATCAAATTGTTGCGGATGATCTAATTCACCTAATAATTTAGATGATGTGATTTTTGCCTGTAATGATTCGATTTGTGGAAGATATTCTCCTTCTGTATAGATTCTGTTATTCTTATTTTTAACATCAATCTCTCCAAAGACCCCTTCTAAAACATAGTCGTTATCTTCTCCAGTTTGTGTTAAAACTGATGAAGATTTTTCAACTATTAACAAATCATAGTTTACAGGATCGTTAATAAATTTATCCATTTTTAATTTTTTTGTTTTTTGTATATATCTTTAAATAAATTCTCTTTTTTAAATATCTAAGTCTCCTAAAGGATCTTCTTCTCCGCCTTCCTCTTCTTCTTTCTTCTTTTCTTTCTCCTTCTCAGCCTGCTCTTTATAATATTCTTGGTAATCTTCTTCCATCTGACTCATTGTTTCTACATCAAATTTTGTAGAACCATACTTTTCATAAAAATAAGATTTGAATTCTCCTTCAGTAGATGATGCTATAATTTGCCCTAAAATTTCTTGAGCAGGGATAATAGTTCCATCTATTGTTTTTTGATCGCTAACTTCTACTTTACTATCTTCTCCTGCCTTAATTGAAGAAAGATGCGCTTCGTTTATAAATTCAGTATAAGTTTTTAGTTTCATAATAAATTATATATCTTTTTTAAAAGTCCATTCCCATGGGATCTTCCTCTTCTGGAGCCTCAGCCTTCTTTTTTTCAGTCTTAGCCTTAGCAGCAGCGTTTGCCGCAATATCGTCAGGACTTAATTGCAAATATTTATCTACTAAGAATTCCATGTCGAAGTAATATTCTTCTTCCATAGTTTCTTGATTTGTTGTCATTAAACTATCTCTCATTGTTGAAACAAAATCAAGTCTTTTCTCCATGATTTCCATATCTTTAAGTGCTGCGAAATCATTATCTTTATTATATCTTAAAGCAACTTGAGTTTTAAATTGAGGATCATTTGCAAGGTCTTTATAAGTAATACACATTTGAAGATAAAGAGGTTTTACAAGAAGTTCTTGGAAAGCAGCTCTTAATCTTTTTATAAATTTACTGAATTTAATTTCATCTCTAACCATTCCATCTGCCGCTAAATTAAACTCTCCACCATTATCTTCATATAAAAATCTTGAGTAAGGTATTTTAGAAACGTGTTTAAGTTTATCACTAAAATACTTAAGAGTTTCTGTTTCTGACATATCTGGCCCTGAACTATCTAATGTTTCTATTTCAGGACTATCTCCGTCTTTACTTGGTAACCAATATTCTTTATTAAATTGTAGCATTGGTTTTCCATCTGTTGACATTGAACCTGATTCCCAATCAAAATCAACAACCTCTTTATATGAATTCATTAATTGTGCAAGTGATTGCTTTGCTCTTGTTTTAGATTTACCTCCAACTGGAATAACAAATTTCATTCTATAAGAACTATTGGTCACTGCCCAGATAATTCTTGTATGTTCCATAATTCTTAATAGGTTAAAAGATCTTGTAAGTCTTTCAACGTAACTAACTCTGGATGCAGTTGTTATTGAAGAGTATGAAAGGTAAATAATTTGGGAATCATAAAGAGTTCGCTCTTTTACAGGATCATCTTTAAATTGAGTCCATACTTTTTTACCATCTAATTTATTATATCCAGGAACCAATGTAATCGGGTCCAACTCTTTAAAACCTATAATCTCTTTTTGGTCAGGTGAGTAAATAATCTCAAATGCAAGATATCCATCTACTAACCATTTTCTAAAATAATACCATGCTGATTGATCTTGATTAAAACCAAATGCATGATAGATTTGTCTAAAATATCTATTAAGATCTTTTTGAATTCCATCAGCAACTTCAACTCCTAAAATTTCAGGACTACAAAAGAAATTTTTAGTATCATACACGATAGTTTCATCACATAAAATATCTAAAATATCTTCGATCTCATCATTTATCGAAAATCTTCTAAGTTCATCTCTTTTAAGTTCATAACTTTGGTCGAAAAAAGGAATATTTTTTCGCATTGTAGTATCTGCCATCGATAAGGCTGCAAATGCAGCATACATATCATCATTATCGACTCCCATTGGATTTATCATTCCATATCCAAATTGGTCTTCGATTGGGCCAATTGCCTGAGATTGTCTAAGAACCATATCATCATATCTCATTCCAAATGATGATAAAGTTTTTAGGGTGTCGCTAAGTCTAAAAGGTCTTTTACCTGTGCTCCAAGGTCCGTTCCTTGGATCTTTATTTGCAAAACCTGCCATATTATTTTAATAAGTTTTTCAATTTATATATTCTTTTAAATTCTATCTATTTCTAAACATATACCTTAATTTACCATAAGTGGTTCCGTTAAGACTAGCAAAATCACAAAGTACAATCCTAGCCCAATTTTCATAACTAACAACAGCCTGTCCAGATTTTCTAGAAGGTATGTATTGCCTAACAGCAAAATCATAACCTCTAGCTTTTAAAAAACCTTTAGCATCTTGCCAATTTATTGAAAGTCTATTTTGCCTAGTAGCGTCATTTTTCATACCACCAACAGATTGCCTTCCTATTTCAGATTCAAATGTTCTATAAATAGAATCTAACATATCTTCTTTTACCTTTATAGGCAAAAGATTTAAATTTACACCAACGTCGTTATTTTTATCAGGATCTAAGGCTAAAACAACTGGATTAGCATCATACCATGGAAGCTCCATTGCGTATTTTGGGCTATATCTAAAAACGTATATTTTTCCAGGCTGGAATCTTTGGCCAGTAGATTGTATGCTTTTTTCACTGATAGTTTTTTTGCCATTTTGGTACCATTCTTCAGCGGCTCTTCTTGCCCTAGTTTTACCATTTGACTCTTTAATTAACGCATTTATATCTTTTCTAACCTTTCCCATTATTTAAGACTTTTTTCTGTCATAACAACGAATCTAAATCCTCTTGATTCTGCCCATTCCTTTGCATATCTATATTTATCCCTATTTTTAATGAACTGCTCAGCAAGAAATTTATAATTTTTTAAGGCCTGCTTACTATTTTTTGTAGGAGGCTCTGGTTTTTGTAAATGGCTACTTGGTTTTATTTCAACAAGACTTTCTTCAAATCCTGTTTCTTTTTTAACTTTAATATAAAAATCTGGAAAATAAGAATGTTCTTTATTGTCAAGAGAACTCCAATATTTTATTTCAACAGGCTCGCTGGCCCATTTTACAATATCTTCTCTATTATCACACATTTTCATAAACTTCAATTCCCAAGAACTTCTATAAATAATTGGTGGCTTTCCAGCATATTTACTTGGATAAACAGGGTTATAATATCCTTGATTAAATCCAGAATTATTAGTTGGCTTAACATTTTTTATTGACATTTTTCTATAAATTTATCAATATTTTTAGAAAATAATAAATCTGAATATTCCTCTAATTTATTATCTGGCCAATCCCACCATTTTATTTCTAAAAGTTTATCTATTGTTTTATCATCAAATCTTTTACGAATAAGTTTTGCTGGTATACCACCAACAATCGAATAGGGTTCCACATCTTTAGTAATTACACTTCCAGCGGCAACAACACATCCTGTCCCTAAAGTTACTCCACTCATCACTTTACAATCTTGTCCTATCCAAACATCATTTCCTATTGTAATATCTCCATTAGTTATTAATCCCTCAGAATCTCTTTTTTTAAATGGATTAAGGTATGTTGTTACCCTTTTCCAATCATGATTTCCTCCTAAAAAGAATTGACAACCTTCTGCTATAGAAATAAATCTGCCAAAATGTACTTTATTAGTATAATATTGTTCTTGCTCTGTTAATACTTTTGGATTATTATAATTAGTTTCTTCTATTGTAGTTATTCTAACTCTTATCGCATTATCCCCTCTAGAATAAGTCACTAAAGAAGATTTATCCCCAGAGATATGCTTTATAAATTCTTTTTTTAAATCTAAAAATATCATTTTTTAGTTTTATATGTTAAACATTCCTCCGCCGTCTCCGTCGTCTGAATTTTTTGAATTTATTCTATCTATTGAAAGGGTTCCTTTATATTTTTGGGGATGTATTTTATTCCATCCTTTTGCATAACCTCGCTTTGCTATTTCTGTAAAATATGCAAAAGCATTTGTATATTTTGGATTGAAATTTCTCCAATATTTTAAAAGATCTAAAAGAGCAAATTGCAAACAATCTTTTCTGTCGTCTTCGTTTACATATGTTAATTTATTAATAGCCCTTTCAGCCAATAATTGTAGCATTTTTTCAGCATCTTTTGTTAGAGAATCCTGTTCTTTTGATAAAACAATTTGATCATAAAGATCTCTATTGTTCAGATAATTCTTAGATTTTCTTGGCATATTTTCATCTTTACTATTATATAAAAAAAAGGCTAAATGTTTCCACTTAGCCTTTTAATATTGTTTTAGTTTATATAAAATATCTTATACAGTCTCTCCGTCTGCTAACAAGATTTCTCTTTTAGTAACTTTTATTGGACTTTCTCCGATAAAAACGGTAACTGATTCGTCTTTAGCAGATGAAGCGTATGCTTCAGCGTCTACTTGAACTTCAGTTCCTTCGGCAAAATCACCAACTGCATATTTAAGAATTCCAGGAACGTAACCATCTTGTCTATCAACTATATCTTCGTTAGTTTCTTCAACTTCTTCGTTAGTTGTTTCAACTTCTTCAGTAGTTTCTTCAACTTCTTCGTTAGTTGTTTCAACTGATTCGTTATTTCCTTCTATTTCTTCTTGATTTTCTTCAGCCTTTTCAGGTTCTCCTTCTGCGTTAAGTTCGTCTTCGATTTCTTTAGCTCTATCTTCGTTAGTTTCTTCAACTTCTTCATTAGTAACTTCGTCAGACTCTTCAACTTCTTCGCCATAGGCTTTTTTCATAAGTTCGTCTTCGATTTCTTTAGCTCTATCTTCAACAACAACTTTTGCGCCTTCTTCGCCTTCATCGCTTGGAGCCTCATCAGTACCTTCTTCGCCTTTTGTCTCTCTATCTTCTGAATTATCAACCTCTTCTAAATCAGATTCGATATCTTCACCAGGAATTCCAGCCTCCTCGCCAGATTCTGTGATTTCAGTTTCAGTTTCTTCAACTTCATTTGATTCACTTGAACATTCACAAGGATCTTCACCGCATGCATCGCAAGCTTCTGTTAAATCTTCACCATTTTTAATAGTTTCAATTTCTTCTTCAAGTCTTTTAATTTCACTATTAATTAAAGTATCAGCCTCTTTGATTTCAGCAATTGACTTATCAGCCTCTGCGATAATTCCTCTTTGATCTTTTAGGAAAGCAATCATCTCTTCTAATAAATTTACTTTTGCTAATTTTTCAGCAGCCTTAATTCTTTCTCCTTCAAGAAGTTCAGCAGTCATTTCAGTAATTTCATGACCAGTTTGTTCTAAAACATAATCGAATGCTTCATTAGCGTTTAATTTACTAAATCTATAAATTCTATTTGCTTCATTCATTCTATAAATATAGAAGTCTTCGTTAAGTTTCATTATATAACATTTAATATCGCCTTCTTCAATTTTTTGAGCGAAATCAAGTGTAACATAACTTGAATGATTTTTTGCAGCATATTCAAAAAGTTGAATTTTTGATTTTAAACTGTAATTAACTAAGCCAGTTGCTAATAAATGATTTGAAAAACTTTCTGAAAGAACCTCAGAGTTGTTTATAAAAAACTTTTCAGATAAAGCATCATATATTAGTTTAGTAGTTCCATGATACCATATAACTCCTTCATTAGTAATTTTAAAATTATTATTTGCTAAAACTAGGCTTCTAAATTCACCAGGTGCAGATGTTATTTCTGCTTCAGTAATTTCATTTTCATTAACTAAAAATGCCTTACCGTCTAGAGCAACATAAGAGTCTCCACTCTCTGTTACATAAATAGGTGAAATAATTCCTTTTGTAACTTTTGCCATTTTATTAATTTTTATTTTTAATTATATATCTATTAAATTTTTCTAACTATCTAAACCGTAATTAAGAGAGTCCGTTGCGTTTTTATTATCTGTAACATTATTGTCTATATTGAACATTCTATTGCCTAAATGCCTTTCAGTTGAAAAGTCTATTGAAGGCATAAATGAATTAACCTCTATTGAAAAAGTTAACTTATATTGTCCTTTGTCATCAAAACTATATTCAATAGGATTTTCATTTCCATAATCATCAGGCATTGCATAATAACATGCTATCCTATATAACCCTTCTTGCAAGTGACCAACTTCTACATTATATTGATTTGATTTATATAATTTTTTAATAAGTTGTTCCGTGCACTTAAATATATCTAATAAGTTTGATAGTATAATTTCAACATCAACCGATATTGTTATTGGTATCATCTCAAATTCTGCTCTATAGCCTCCTAAAGTTCCATTGTCTACCATTTTTTGATAGACTCCATTATTTCTTTTATTAATTAATTTTGAAGGATCCACTGTCATTGATGATAAATTAACAACTCCTCTTGGAACTTTATCATAATTTCCATCTGCCTTTTCAGGTTCTGATGAACATTCTAAACCATTTGCTGTAGAAAAAAGAAAATGATCTCTTAAAAAGTTATCATCTCCAGTAACCGAATAATAAAAAGGAACGTCTATTTCAGCTCTAGTATCATTATCGACCTGTCTATAAAAACTAACATTTTTATTTAGATCGGCTAATAAACCAACTATAACATGTCTAATAACACTGTCGTCTTTATTAAATTTTAAATTATAAGTGGCCATTAATTATCTACATTTTACAGAAGGAACAGACTTGGACATTTGGTTAATTAATAATCCTAAAAGCGAGTCAACGTCTTCTTCGTCAACATCTAAACTGTCTAATTTGTTTAAAATATCTCCTTCTATGTTTCTTATTTCATCTTTATATTTGTAAAGTAAATGACTATCCATAGTCTTTTCATTTAAATTTACAAATTCTTCGAATAGTTTAATATGTTTCATCTATTATATATCAATCTATTTTTTCTATTTCAAACTTAGAAAAACCGTTCTCTCTATATATTTGTATTTTTTGGTCAAATATCTCATGAGGAAGTTCAGTGTGATTTATTACAAAAGTATTTAATCCATTCTCTTTTATAACCTCATTTAATATTTTAAGAATATTATAGACTCCATCTTGGTCTACTGAACTTAATAACTCATCTAAGAACATTAGATTAAGTTGTGGAAACCTTAGTTTTAATATTTTTATTATAGCAATAATAACTATAAAATCAGCCTTCTTTCTTTCACCAGTTGAAAGCGTAAGTGGGTTAATTTCCTCTCCTAAATGATTTACAATACAGTTAAATTTCTCATCAAATCTTATATGAAATTGAAGATGCATTGTTTGAACCATCATTGCTATATTAGCATTTAATCCTGGAAGTATTGTTTGAACTGCAAGGTTTTTAACTCCATCGTCGCCTAAAACTTCTTCTAATATTGTCATAAATGAATCCTGCTGGCCAACTTCTTCTCTTTTGCTTAATTTAGCCTTTTCAGATTTTTCAAAATCTTTTATTATTTGTCTAAGATGTTGAAATTGACTTTCATCTTGATTTGAATCTTTTATTTTAATTAACTCATCTTTAATTTCTTTAATAGAATACCTTACCTTTTCTATCCTAGTTTCTATCTGTTTTCTCTTACTTTTTAAATCAGATACTATTTTATTGCCGCTTTCTATATCGGTTTTTATATTTTCAATTTCAGAATTATTTGTTTCTAAAGTCTTTTTGAATTCACCTTTGTGTTTATTATGCCAATCACTTGTTAATTTGGTCTCACAAGAAGGACAATGACCTCTCTCATATAACTCTAATTTTTTTTGTAAATATTGGTTTTCTCTAATAATATCTTTTTTATGTTCATCTAATTCTAAAACTTTACCTTCTGCTCCTCCTAACTTTTCTTGTAATTTAACTTTTGCATCATTAAGTTTTTTTGAATTACTCCCTAAACTTAAAAGTTCTGATTTTAACAATTCTACCTTTTCTTTATCCTTTTTATTAGATTCTTCTAAAAGATTATTTAATCTATATCTGACTGAAGAAACGTTTTCCATGATTTGATTTAATTCAGAATCATATGAATCAATATCTAATTTGATTTGTTTTCTTTCTTCTTTAACATTTCTAAACATATCATTTAAAACTGAAAAACCAAACATCTTATCAATAATCTGTTTTTTATCAGAATTTGACATTGTTAAAAATGACTTAAAATCATTAATACTTAATATAATTATATTTTTGAATACATGATAAGGCATGCCAAATATCTCATCTTCTAAATATTCTTGAACTGATTTTTTACCAGCCTTATCAAATTCAACTCCATTTAAAAGAACCTTAAATCTATTAGGCATTAAACCCCTTTCTATTTCAACTTCAATATCTTTACATTGAATTCTAATCCTTACCCATAACTCTTTATTAATTCTATTTGGTAAGTCTCCTAATTTAACACCCTCAACCTTTCCATATAGCGCATAAATAATACTATTAGCGATTGTAGTTTTACCATGACCATTTTTACCAAGTGTTAAATACAATTGAGCGTCGTTCTCAAATTCTATTTTTTGAATTGAGTTTCCGTAACTGGCAAAATTCTTAAATTCTATACTTTTAATCTTCATTCTTCTAAATCGTAATTATTAACGCAATTATTATAGATATTATTTAATTTTTCTAATATCTTCTTTTTAAGATCTTTATCGTAATTCATTGAATTTACATACTTCTCACATAATCCTAAAACGCTGTAATTTTTCTGCATCTCTTCAATTTCATCCAAATCATAAAGATCTTTATCTATAAAACTATCTTCTTGATAAATATTGGGTTCTATTCTTCTGCCTATTTTCTGCACTTTATTAATCAAATTAGAAAGTGCTGAAGTTGTAGCAATATCGGATGGAACGTATAAATCTATAAAATTATTTTTTATCTGTTCTTTAAAAGCGCCCAATGGCATGTCATATAACATTTTTATATTATACCTTAAAAACTTTGGACTAATTTTATTTTCAAAGAATGTTTCTTCCATCGTTTCTAAATCAACAAGGTCAAATCCTTTTGGATTATTCATATCTGATCTAGTTAATTGATATGGAACTCCAACCATTAAAAGTTTTCCTTTGTTTTGTCTATAATGAATATGTCCGCTATAAACTCTTGTATATTTGTCATAAATATTACTTTCGTTACCATGCTGGTTTTTGACCTTTGAATTAAGGTATATTCCTCTTACTTCAGAGTGACAAAATACTATTTCGCTGGTTGGATTATCAGCAAGGGTTTCTGCTTCATGGGCTGAATCTCTTCTCCACGGCATTAAAAGTATTTTTCTATCAGACCATTTATACATTACAGGATCCGTATAAACTTGGACATTTGGAATCCATTTAAGAGTATCTATTGATGTTATTGAATTTGACTTTTTAGCCCATATATCATGGTTTCCTACTATTATATGAACTGGAAGAATCTCTCCTAATCTTTCAAATAAACTTATTGCATAATTTAATACTCTTATGTTAATACTTTGTCTATTATCAAAAGTATCTCCAACTTGTACTAAAACGTCGCCTGGTTTATAATGTTTTTTAAGAGTTGGCAAGAATAGATTTTCGAAAAAGTCCTTTTGAATTTCTAACCATTCTAATGAATTAGACCTTACCCCAAAATGTAAGTCACCTAAGACCCAAACCCTCTTTACAGGTTCTTGTATTGTTTTTAATTCTATCATTTAGAATAATTTATTAATGTTCTTTTTGGAAAGTACTTTGGTTTTTTTGTCTAATTCTATTATTAATTCTTCTTTAAATATATTAGAAAGGGAATTGTAAAATTTAACAGGTTCAATGTTGAAATAGTTACAAAGTTCTGAAAAAATATCGATCCTTGAGTATTTTTTTAATAACTCATCTAAGATATAACTATAAACTTCATTAATATCAAGTTTTTTTAATTTTATGACTTCTGCAAATTCATTCACTTCATTGAATTTTTTAAATCTAGAAAGTTCTATTGTGTCATGTATTTCTGCTGAAAGCATTTCATAGTAGATGTTTTCTTCTTCAGTAAAACTTCCTCTAACACTAGCATCTAAATCAAAAGAAATAGATTTGGCCTCCATTTCTGGGGATTCGAAATTATTATCAAATATTTTATCAGTCTTGTTTCTCATATTGCATGTAAGTTGCTTGCTGTAATTTCCTCGGTTTCCATTAAACGCATATAGGAATAATTAATGTCTATTTTACATTTTGTTCCTTTACCTTCTCCGTCTCTAATCTTAAGTATTTTAAGACGATATTCATTACTTGCCTTCATTATATCATCTTGAATAATTCCTAACATAACGTCAGCAGTGTGTGAAAGACCTGCAGATTCTGCTATATCTAACATTGTAATATCTGACGCATTATATCCAGATCTGGTAATTTGGGTTGCTGTAACTATTAACCAATTATTTCTAATTCCCATTGCACGAAGATCCTCAGCAATTTGCTTTATTTTTAAGTATGTGTTTTCACTATTTGGATTTCTATAGTTTTGTAGTATATTTATGTAGTCAATAACAACTGCTCCTAATTTAATTCCTTTTTCTTCTTCTATTTGAGAAAGATAGGCTTCAATATCTAAGACAGTTGCTTGTGATGTTGGAAACTGCTTTATAAAAAGACTTCCTGGAGGAGTAAATCCACTTCCAACGGTTTGTAGTTTTCTTTTAATATAGTCTTTATTTTTAGACTTATCTCCATATTCATTAATATTAATACCAAGAAGATTTGAACCTATTCTCTTAACAAATTTATGAGCTGCCATTTCTGCTGTAATTACTGCAGTATTTGTACCCATTTTAACGAATTGAGCAGCATCATTTGCTAAAAATATAGATTTACCAATATTTTGTTCTCCAGCATAAACGACTAGATTTCCACCTTTATCATAACCACCTTCTAAAACTCTATCTAAAAAGTTATATCCAGTGCTTACTTTTTCTGTGGCTTTTTGGTCATGAGAATCAACATCAAAAAAGTCCAGGCCAAGATCGCTATTAAAAGTTAAATTATTCCTTTCATTAATAAGAGTTTTAACTTTGCTAATGATATGGTCTGTATTTTCTGGAGTTACATTTGTTGTTTTGATAAACTCGATAGTATCAATAAGAGTAGTATCAAAGTTTCTCCATTTTATCCAAGATTCTGCAGTTGATGTTAGCCATTCTTCATCATATTGATCTAAATCTACTTCAAAAATAAGATTGACTATATTATCACTAATTTTATCAGCAGCGCCTTTTGCATTTTTAACTAATAATTTTAGTTGATCTTTAGAAGGAGTTTCATTAAATTTAGTATAAAACTTTAATGAAAGGTTAGATAAAACATCAATTTCTTCAGAAGAATAAAATCCGCTTCTAATTGCCTGCAAGTATTTAGGTTTTTCTAACGAAAACCTAAAAAACATTTTTTCATAATCTTGTCCAAATTCCATAACTATTCAAATGGGTTGTTTATTATTGTATAAGATTCTTTGCCTTCTGTTTCATTTTTTTGAACAATAAATCCATCTTTTATTAACTGTTCTAGTGCTTCATCAACTTTTTTTGGATCAGCATTCTTTAAATGATATTTCATTGTAGCATGCTTGGTGAAATTATAGTTTTTATCCCCAATATGTCTTTTTATCTTTTCATAAAGAATATCCAATCCATCTGGATAGGTTGCTAATTCAGTGTGAATTCCTAAGATATATTTTATAGGAAGTTTATTTTCATCAATTTTTAACATACTATGCGTTTTCTTCTAGAATTTCATCAACATCAACATCCTCTGCTATTTCATTATAATTAAAAATAGGTTTAATATGCTGGTCTATCTGTTCTAAAACTTCTTTAGTAAATACTTTTTCTGTAAAAAAGTCAGCATTTGAAACTGTTTTATCTAAGTGTTTACATATCCAAGTTCTTGCGGTTGCTTTAGGTACTTTTTCACCTTTTACAATATTTCCTCTTGTAACTCCACAAATATCCCAATCTACATATTGTTCTAATCCTACATAAGGGTTCATTCCTTTAGTAAAATGTAAATGGAATTTAATATTTGTTGGTTTTGCAAAACGATTTTTATTTGGTTTTGCAGTAACAATAATTCCTGTTTTTTCAGCCCCTTCTTTAAGTTGAGCCTTATTTAAAAATAATACAATTGACGCTGCATATTCTGGGCCAGTACCACCTCCTGCAACTTGACGACTTATAAAGTCTTGTGTTTGATATGTATGATTTGTAAATAGGAAAGGAATTTTTAGATCAGCAAGTGGAGTCATTATAATTCTAAAAATAGATTTAAGTATTTTACTTCTTGTCATATCTGTTTTTTCACTTCCTGAAATAGCATCATTGATTTCTTTTTGAGTTGCTAAATTACCAGCACTGTCAAGAATAAGCATCAATTTAGGCACTTCACCTCCACTTCTTTTTACTTCTTGCATTTTAGAAGTAATCGTAGTAACAGAATGCCTAAAGTCTTGCACCGTATTTACAGGTTGATAATTAACTTTCTTCAGGTCAATTCCAAACTTCTTCATTAATGTTTTATCAACAGCGGCCTCACTATCATAGAAGACCACGTTATAGCCCATATCGATTGCTCTTTTTACGCTATTTAATATAAGGAATGTTTTACCGGTACCAGAAGGTCCTGCAATAGAACAAGATCTATTATTTGGCCATCCACCAAAAAGTGAACCACTTACACATGCATTAAGGTGGTAATTACCAGTGTCTATCCATTCAGTAACTTCACTAAATGTACTATTTTCCATTACACTTCCTAATGGGTTTATATTTGCTAATTCAGCATTTAAATCGCTAAAATCAAAACTATTCTTTTTCGCCATCTTTTTCTATTTTTTTAATTATTTCAGATTCAGATTCTCTAAGTTTGTTTAATTCTTTTATTAAGACATCTGATCTTTGTTTTAACTCTTCCATGGATTTTGTTATTTCATTAAATTCACTGTGGATTTTAATATATTTTTTAACTATTTTATTTTCTTCCGGGGTGAGTTCCATGTGCTACTTTATTTTTAGCAAGTTCTTTATTAATTTCTTTTAAAAAGTTTTTTCTAATATACATTGCAACTTTTTTACCTAAATCTGCATAGTTAGGATTATTTGCTACTAATTTTATTATATGTTCTTCTGTTGTCATACTTTTATTTTTTAAAATAATGCCGAAGCATATATTAAGTTTGTATCTAATTCTTGTAGGCCTGTTGCCTTTAAAACCCTATTAATAGGATCTATCATACACTTTTCAAATTGAGTATCATAGTCTATTTTTGGTGCTATTTCATAAGGATGTTCTCCTGGTAAATAGGCGAATGTATCACAAATAGGATGCTTTGTATTATAAATTCTAAGCTTCTCACCATTTGCAATCATCTTATATTTGTTTTTATATTTAGGATTATTATTCATTAAATAATTATAAAATCCTGCAGCCTTTACATTTGGAGGACATTTTAGTCCAATCTGAAATTCTTTGTGGTCATCTATAATATACTTATGTATGTTATTTGTTTTTCTATTAAATGAAATATCATCAATATTAACCAATTTAAATTCAGTCTTACATTGTTTAAGAAATTGAACCATTTCTTGTAATTCGACTGGACCTGGTTTTGTACCTTTTCTAAATAATATTATTAGACCCTCTACCAATTTTTGTCTAGCAAATAATGGAGTAGAACTTTGAATAGTATCGTATCCTATTGTTTTAATTTTCTTTAAAGATGGATGACGATCTGTTACTTTTAATTTATCTTCCCATGCAATGTTTTGAATATATTTCTTCTTAGTCATGAAAATACCAGAGTAGGCTATTGATTCTAATTCAAACACTAAGAAGTTATCAGTATTATGAGTTCTAGCATACTTTTCCATTGCCATTAAGATATAATTCTTAATTCTTCTATTATAAACCTCTAATGTAAAAGTAGTTACGTCCATCTTCTTGCTCTCATCTAACCACTCAACAGAATCATACATTTCACCAAACTGAACATAATTAGAATCTGTGTCAATATAAATTACAGCTGGTTTTACCAACTTATTTGTAACTTTTATTCCAAGATCTTCATGTAATTGAATATCTTTATGCCAAAACTCTTGAAAATACTTATTTAGAATATTTTCAGAATAAAGTATGGCATTTTGACCTTGTAAAGTTATAGATTCTGCTATATCAATATCGAAGAAATGAAACCACTTGTTACCAAATGCTCCATAAATACTATTAAGTGAAAGTTTAACAGCCTGTTCGTATGCTGTGTATTTATTACTTAATGTTTCATATTTAGCAGCAAGCGCTTCTAATTCTTCTATAGACAGTTCGTCTACATTTATATCCGGTGACTCTACCATAAACTAAGCAGTCTGACATGTTGAAATAGTTAAAAGAGTTTCTGATTCTGTGGAATCAAATACTACTTTATTGGATGAAACGTGTACATTATATTCTTCTTTATCAAGAAGAGAAAGATATTTTTTATAAAGTGTAGCGTTTCCATCTCCAGTTGCAGATTGACTTACAACAACATTAAATGTTTTACCTTTTACTTCAACACCTCTTCCATTAGATTTAATATCAAAAGTTTCATCTTTTTCAAGATTAAATAGAGATTTAAGTCTATTAATTGTATGGTTATCAATTGGGAATTCAAACTCAGATTCTGCTCTAGTAAATATAGCATTGATTTGATCTGTTGTCAAATCTTTAAATCCTAGTGAAGGTTCTGAACATGCTAGAGTGATTTCTAATTCATCTGTATAAATTCTAAAAGTCGAAGCAACTAAATCCTGCTCATTCTCAATGAATTCGATTTCACATCTTACTGCATCATGTTCAAATTGTTTAAATGCCTCAATAATTCTGTTTGCATCGAAAAAAGCCACTTTAAGTTCCTTTTCAAAAGAAGGAACCTCTGCTGTTTGAAAAATACTTTCAAATGGAACAGAATGGTGCTTTACTGCATCTCTTTGAGGTAAATAAACGGTTGAAATTACTTGTCCATCTTTAATTTTAAAGTAAATAAAAGAATCAATTACTTTTAATTTATTGATAAAAGTTGTAAATGAATGTTGGTCAATACGATCAATTTGTAGTTTCATATTAAATTATTTAATTTTATTAATTATAGATTTTATATTAAATAATGTGGAAATGTTTCACTATTCTATAAAAAATGGGGAAGCGTAGCGATACTCTTCCCCAAAGCCGTTAACTATTAACGGTCCTAAGTGTGACCCCGCAGGGCCACCCGTTTTTATAATTTAACCATCACAACTTAGACAATCTTCACTTGTTGCGCTTGAGGCAATATCTCCTCTAAGAACACTTTCTGTTCTCATGTAATAAAGTGTTTTGATTCCTTGTTTATACGCTTCTAAATGAACTTTATTAATAAATTTAGGTGACGCTTCGGTTGGAAAGGCAAGATTAAGACTTACAGATTGATCAATATATTGTTGTCTGATTCCAGCCTGCTTAACCAATTCAAGTTGATTGATTTCTTTAAATGTTTTAAAAATTTCTTTTGGTGAAATAAATTTGTCCTTTTCTATATGATCTAAACTTTCCCATTCTTCAACGGTTATAGGACTTCCTTCTTCACTATTATATTTAACGCCGTAAGGAACCATCCATTCATTCATACATTCTAGATCTTGAACGCTTCCATTATCTTCTAATATTTTATTCCAATTCTCTTCTCTATTCTCTCCAATTCTTTTTAAGAAACCAACAAGAGATTGGTTCTTTCTAATAAATGTTCCTTTTGCGGTTTGCTCTGTAAATACATTAGCGGCCCAAGGTTCTATACCAGGACTTACATTTCCGCTTAATTTTGAATTTGTAACTGTTGGGGCAACTGCTCTTAAATGAGTATTTCTCGTTCCAGTTCCTACGCACCATAAAGGTTCTCCAAATTCTTCTGCCAATTCTCGGCTTGCAGTTTCGCTTTCAATTTGAATTTGACTAAATATCTTTCTAGTTTCAAATTGTGCCTGCATTCCTTCAAATGGAATTCCTCTCTCCTGAAGATAAGTGTGCCATCCTAAGACTCCAAGTCCAAGTGCTCTTCCCTTTTCAGCAGCCCTTACAGCATTTTCAAAGCCTTGTCTATATTTTGCCTTTTGCAAGAATTCTTCTAAGACTCCATCAAGAAACCAAATAGAAGTTCTAATTAAATCAGTGTCTTTCCACTCATCATATTTTGCCAAATTCAATGAACTTAAACAACAAACAAAACTATGATTTTCATCAGTATGTAACGCTATCTCGCTACAAATATTAGTCATATAAACTTTTAAACCATTTTTAGCATATGCTTCAGGATTTGCCCTATTAACATTTCCCTTAAACATAATATAAGGTTCTCCAGTCGCCTTGCGCTTTTTAACAAGAGCAGTCCATCTTCTTCTTGCCTCTTTATCTCCATGTTCGATTTTTTGCATATATGAATCGCTAACAATAACACATTGATGCATGTTAAGGCATTGCCTATTTACATCTCCCTTTGGTTCTCTAATTTCTAACCAATCCCAAAAGTCTCCATGTTCTATATCTATATTAACGCTTGCTGCGCCTCTTCTAACCGCCCCTTGGTTTGTAGCAAGAATTGTACTATCATAAATTTTACAAAAAGGAACTACACCGTCTGAAGTACCATTATCAGTAATTTCAGAACCAGAAGGTCTAATTTGATTTACTCCAATTCCTACTCCACCTCCATTTTTGGCAAGCAACATCATTTCAAGATTTTTCTTACCAATGTCGTGAATACTGTCGGCAACATCTATACCAAAACAAGAGATTGGAAGACCACGCTCTGTTCCAGTATTTGATAGAACTGGAGAGGCAAGATTCAACCAACCTTTCCAAATATAATCAAAGAACTTACTTGCTAATTCTGGCTTTTTAAGTCTTTTTGCAATTGTAGTTGCTACTCTCCAATAGGCATCCTTTGGAGTTTCACTATATACTAAATATCCTTTTGATATTGTTTTTAAATAAATTTCTGTATGGCCCCAAACAGGATAATGGATTCCCTTTTCCCATCCTAGTTCATTTGCTAATATATCGGCCTTACCATTTCTTGATACTAAGTCTAATTCCATTAATTTAAATTTATAATTTATATATTTCTAAAATATCTCTTCCTCATCCCAAACTTCGTCTTCGCCAGCCTTTGAATAGGCAGTCGGTCTAATAGCAAAAAAGTCTGTATGTTCAACGCCTCCTGTAAGATGATAGAACCAATTGAGATTATTTGCAGAATTAGTATCATATTCAAATTTGCTTTCATATCCTAATTCTATTAATTTCTCATTTGCCCTTCTTGTAATAAAATTCTTGACATCTTCTGCTTTAAGATTTTCAAGATCTCCCATTTCAAACATTTTATCAATAAATTTATGCTCCATCTCTACCATTAATTCTGCAGCATTCTCCACATCTCCCTTTACTTCACTTAAAAGTTCAGGATATTCTTGACACATATGTCTGAATAATTTGCAGCCCATTTTTGAGTGTAACGATTCGTCTCGGACTGACCACTTCATTTGCTGTCCAATTCCCTTTAAAAGATTTCTCATTTGAAAAGAATATAAAACTGCAAAAGAACTATAAAGACTTACGCCCTCTGCAAATGCAGAAAATATAGCAAGACTTCTTGCAACTTGCCTTCTAGCCTTTGAACTATCGACAAGGTCTTCATGCGACCAATCTCCATCTACATTTGTTAAATATTCAAATTTTTCTGCAATTGTAGGTTCATGTAGGAATGCTGAAAAATCATCTAATCCTAATGTTTCATTTAAATAAGAATAGGCTGTAGCATGTATAGTTTCTTGACTTCCAAAAATCATTGCCATTTGTTTGATCTCATGTTTTGGAAACCAATTAGTAACCATTGTTGTCCAATAATCAGAAACTGCACATTCTGTTTGTGCAAAACCTAAAAGAATATTACCAACTAGGTTTTTTTCATGCTCTTTTAAGTTTTCTTTCCAATCTTTAATGTCACTTTGCATTGGAATTTCTGTATGTAGCCAAAATGCTTGGGCCTGTGGAAGCCATCCTTCATTGTAATATTCTGGAAATTCAAATGGCTTATATTCTATTCTTTCTTTAAATAATTTCATATTTTATTATAGTTTTTAAAAATTACCCCCAACTCTAAACAATACGATATTATTAGGCTATCGTTACTTTTTAGATTAAGAAAGGTCTGATTAGACCTTTAAAATAGCAGCGCTGCATTTGATTAATTTATATATCATGTAGCAGGCTCCAGATGGTTATTTTTTAAGATTAATTTTTTTTCGTATTAATCGAGCCTTCTCAAAATACTCGAAAGATTTTGCTTTATACTCTTTTCTTTGATTATATAAATCGCTTAATATTTTCTTTAATATGGAATCTTCTTTTTTGAAGACTGCTCCATTTTCGCATACAATTAAACTTTTATCCTCTTTGTATTTTTTAGTATTTTCTTTAGTAACTTTCTTTAAAAAAGAATCTGGAGAAATATTAAATTGGCGCATAATAGAAGGGTATAGAGAGGCAAAGTCAAAGGCACTTACTCCACCATAAAAGCCGGAGATAGGTTCTTTAACAAAGGCTCCTGCATATTTGCCATCTTTTTTATTTTCTTCTCGTGGCTCTACTCCTATTCTCTTGTTCTGTTCCATCAACTTTCTTGCCATTAGTGCCTCAGTCATTGCGACAGGGCTTGCGGCTTTATATAACGGCATCTTGGTTATGTTTGCCAAAGTTAATAAAACTTCCATTGATTTTATTTTTTCATCAATATAATATACTAAGCATGAGTCAACTATATTATAATAAATGTATTTTCTAAAATCATTTTCATATAATTCTTGTAATCCACCGTTATATTTAATCTTTTTAAGACCAACAACTTGACTTGAAACATAATCTAGTGTATTTGACTCTTTTACTTTTACACTTCTATCATACTTATCATATAATTGCATATAATCAAGTATGCCCATATGAAGAGGTCTTCCGTCAATTTTATCAACTGCCTTTGTTATAGCGGCCTCACTGATATCAATTTGAAGTCTTTTGCATCTATTCACAATATACTGCCAATCATAATTAATAAAATTCCAACCTGTCATCATTGGAAATTTTGGCATAAATTTATGAATAAAATTATAGACCATATCATATTCGCTCTTAAATTTATAATAAGAAAGGCTCCAATCGCTATCTAATGTTTTGAAATATTCATTAGTATCATCTTCCATACCTTGAATATTTTCTAAATCTTTAAGACCTAAAACGATTGCCTTTCTTTCTGGTGTAATAATTGAAAAAGAAAGAATTCTTGTTTTAGCCTCTTCTGGTTTTGGGAAACCATCAACTATTTCAGTTTCAATATCAACAAAATAAGTTCTTGGCATATTATATGCTAAAATCTCTTCTTGGTCTTTTTTAGGAAGACAATCAATAAAATAAATTAAACTGAATTTATTAAACTTTTTGCTTTTAACAAGTTTAATAGGACGACCATCCCAATTTGTAATTTCTTTATGTCTATAACGGTCTTTTTCATTTGTTACTACCCAATTTTCAAATTGACGTAATGGATATCTTTTGAAACTTACCGTTCCTTCTTTATTGTAATAACTTATGATAACTTCATTATCGCGTTGCTCAATATCTAATAACATTTAATTTATTGTTTCTGGTCTATTAATATCTACTCTTCTCCGTTTTCTAAAAACGTATTAAAATCTTCAAATGTAAACTCTCCTTTTAAAAAGTTTACTGCATATTTATTTATATCTTGATCTGCCATATAGTTTACATGACCGAAGTTTCTAATTAAACATCTTTTTAAACTCTTAAATTTATTAATCTGTCTTTTTTGTTTCCAATTAGAAGGTCTTTTCCAACCAATACTAAAAACATTTAAACCATTATATGATTTAATTTCTCTATCATCATAAATAGGGGTTAAAACACATTTCCAACCCATACTAAAAAAAGTTTTATTCATAATATCGAACCAGAATGTTTTTAGACGTTCTTCGTTATTATAAATATGAACTTCCATGCATACTTCTTCAACACAATCAGGAAGGCCTTTACTAAATAAATCGAATTCAATTCCTTCTGCATCGCATTTTATAACTTGAGGTTGGTGTTCTTCTACTAACTTTAAAAAATTAGTATTATTGACTTCAATATAATTCCTTCCAGTTGTATTTCCATTTATTCTATCAACGAATCCTATTAATTTATTTCCAGAATTTGCTCTGAAAAAGCCAATTTTCTCATCATCAAAACAAGAAACTGCAGTATTTATTAAAATAGAATCTTCTATTTTATTATTAAGTTGTAAACATCTAAAATTTTCAGGATCTGGCTCTATTCCAATATACTTTTTTGCCTCACTCTCATAACAAAGTCTATTGAATTGTCCAGCATTTGCTCCAATATCTAATATGACTTTATCTTTTAATTCCATGTGAGTGTAACATGCTAATTCCTTATTAGCCTTTCCGTCTTTTAAAGCATGTAAATGGGATGAATGCGTATAATAAAATCCGCTTTTATCCTGCTTAATATTAAATTCTTCTAAGATTTTTTCTTTTGATGCCTCCATTAATACCCTCTTTCTTGTCTATTAATATTTTCTTTTTGCTTTGCCATATAGAGATTGACAATATCTTCGCTTGTCATTCCAATTGCAATTGCAAAATTCATATAAAAATGTAACCCATCAATCCACTCATAATATAATTCTAATTTATCAGCTTCGGTTAAATCATCGATAGTCATTTTACTAGCTTTTGCATTGTCTTGTTTCCAATATTTCCATGCTGCTGAACCAATACCATCATTGATTCCTCCTAATGCATCAAACATTTCATTTAATTCATCACTTAATGCATGTTTATTTACCATCCACGTTTCTGCAATTTGCTTAAGAGTTAAATTGCTGTAATCTAATCCTAATCTTGCTTGTAATTCTTTTTGTTTATTGTATATCATACCAAAAGTATCGTTGGTATTTTTGTAGTGATCTTCTACTTTTAAATCTGAACATTGATTATCTGCGTTTGCCATAATTGTCTAATTTTATCTTTATATACAAAAAATGGGAACTGTTTAAGGTTCCCATCATTTAATATCTTAATTTATTATTAATTTATTCATTTTCATAAGCCCAAGTAGTCCACTCATCTTGCAAATCTAAAAAATCTTTATGACTTTTCATCTTACCATTCCATGCTCCTGCATTCATATCAAATTGAACTTTTCCATCTTTATAAAAATAAACGTTAGCTGCGAAATTCTCATCTTCATATTCTAACATATCTCCGTCATCGTGAACAAAAACTAAATTTCCGTCTTTTTTAATTTCTTTTTTAAGGGCATTAAGATTTATAGCCTCTTCGATAAATTCTTCAAATAATTTTACATTTTTCATAAACTATATATCTAAAATAAAGTTTGTTGTTGGAAATTATTATTAAAGAAAGATTCCATCAAGGCCCCATCTGCTCTTGCAACTTTTCTTCTATTAATTAAATGTGGATTATTTCTAAGTCTATGATATACTCCATATTGGCATAAACCAACTTCACATCCATAAACTTTTAAAGTATTTTGTTCTTCAGCCAAAACTCTTTGACCGTTAACTACAACATTGTGGGTAGAAGGATGTAGGAATATTTCACCAATAAGATCTACATAGTTTTCTCTAAACCAAATTACTCTATCACCGTAAGGAATATCGCAGTCTTCTCCAAACATAATATCTAATGTTAATCTAGCACCTGGACCTGGAACACAAAATCTTTCATCATGATTTATATTAATTGCAGGATTTACAGAATTTGAAGTTGAACAATGATATCCATAATATTGTCCTACGCCTTCAATATCTGTTATAACTCCATACATTTCTCTAAGAGATTGGGCAGCTGCCATTCTTCCTGTTATTCCTCTAGGTATAAAACTTGCAACCCATAATAGAATATTGATTTTATGGGCATCTCTTTCCTGATTTCTAACTTCTGCAACGTGTGTATTTGCTGCTCCAAAAAGACTTGTTCTTAATTCTGTAGTTCCATAAATTGGAAGTCCAAGTTGAACAGCGTCTTCTAGATTTTTTCTAATTCTTTTCTCGTATTCTGCATCTATTAATAGTTTTCTAAAATCTACAAGTGCTGTTTTTGGATTTGGGTCCCTAGTGAGAATTTGATGAATTCCTCTGCCTCCATAAAAATGGGAGATAATTGTATTACATATAATATTATCTATGTCCATTCCTGAAAAGACAATATTTTCCATAATATATCTCATCCTATCATCAAGAGTTAATTGTGGATGAAAGTATTCTACAGTTTCCCCTAAAGCAGCGTCTCCGCCACTATCATAAGTTTCATTGACTCCCATCTGCCAAAGGGCTCTTTCGTTTACCTTGTTAAAGAAGTAACCAACATCTCTAACAATATCCATATTAACTCTATCTAACATATTAACTATTTTTCTACAAGATCTGATTTAATATGGACAACATCTAAATTTGGATGTTTTTCTTTTATACACTTTAATTGTACTGTATCGTCTTCAAAAAATCTAATAACATTAATGCCTTTTTCTTTAAGTTCTTCTAATGTTCTTGCTTTGTGATTCCCAGAAAATCTTCTTGCCTTTAATGTATGATTTCCTCTTTCGGCAAGAGTCATGGGATTAAAATAAACTTTGTTGTATATTCCCCTATCTTCTAAAATCTTTGTAACGTAATCTTGTTCATCAATACATCTTCCAGTAATAATTACATCGTGCTTGCTTCTTGGTGTGATTCCGATGGAAATTACTCCATCGAAATCATATGCATAAATATCATTTATCTTTTTCTTATTAAGAAGGTCACTAAAATGGTTCCAATATGGGTATATCATAATTTTAGTTTTTAAAGTATTCTTTTTCTTTTGAATCGTCTCTAATAACTTTAACCTTTGCTGCTACGACCTGTTTTTTAGTTGTTGTAGTCAGTTTTCTATTTGCCAATGCTTCGCATTCTTGAACAGCATCTGCAAACATCATTTGCTGAGGTGGAGTTTTTTGAGTGAATGCTGATGGACCTCTTAAGGCTCCAACGATTCCCATTTCTCTTGCAACTCTTACGTATCTTACTGCATCAATTACAACTCCTGCAGAGTTTGGACTATCTTGAACGGATAGTTGAGCATCAAATATAACTGGTGCACCTCCAAAACCTTCAAGTTCTAATCTAAAGTTCGCTACTTTATTATCACCGTAGTAGGCGATATATTCAGAAGGACCAGCGTGTAAGAAGCTAT